TTATTTTTTTAATTATAACCTTTATTTGTTTGTTTTACCATTTTCTACAAGACCAGTAATTTGCTTTGGTTCTTGGGCCTGGATTATCACAATTCATTCTTGCTCTAAATGATTTTCTAGCTGCTGGATTGGATTTTCTAATTTTCATTCCCTTTTGGCCAAAGTTTACCTTAATAACTTTACCTGTCTTAGGATTCTTTACATATACTTTAAATTTCTTAACATCACCTTGCATCGGTTTACCAAGTTTTACTTCTCTACCTTGGTATTCTGCCTCAAACACACAATTACAATTTGCTTCTTGTAATTCAACCGTATATGATTTTAAGAAATTGAAAAAATCTTCTTCATCTTCTTCTTCAACATCCAATTCATCATAATCTAAAAAATTATGTTCTGCTGCATCGAATGGATAATCTTGAACCATCCCACTTGGTTTTTGTGTTTGGTCAGATTCTTTTAATATATTTTTTAACTTTATCATAATAAGGTCTCCTTACACTATAAATATATACTAATAAAAATAACCCATTATTTTATCAACCAAGTCAAATCCTCATCTTGGTTACCTATTTTCATAGACCAAGGATTAGAATCTACTGAAGAATTACCACCAAACCCATCCAAAGTAAATGAATGTTGTTGTATGCCACCAAGAGTTCGTTTAGTTAAATCAACTCCCTCTTGTCTCAAACGAAGTGCAGTATCTCTAACCCAAAGAGCAATACCCAATGACATTACCAAGTCATCATTATATCCTCTCATTGCTTCTGCTCGATTACCTACCCAAATAAAAGTAAACAATTCATCAATCAAACGAGTGGAACGAATCGTAACATCTTTTTCTCTAATGTATTGTTCTAATTTAGAAATAATAAGTGGACGAGTTTTCATCGTAGTAGAAAATCCAGCAACCATACCTCGTTCTTCTGCTCTGAATTTGTTATGTAACTGATGTTGGACATCTACATACTTTAAATCCTTACTCATATAGAAAAGATTTGAATAACCTCTATCGATTACTTGTTGAATTACTGCCCAACCAATGTTTGCGTTTTCAATTACTAATAATGCTTCATTATATTCAGTAGAAAGTGATACCAAGAAATTACCAAAATCTTTTGTATCCATCTTTCCTTTGTATTCAGCAACTTGTGTTGCAGTTTCTACATCAAACACATGACATGCAGAATAGTCACCGCCATCTCCTCGGGCAACGTCAGCAACAACCATATATCCTTTGTTATAATCAGGATATTCCCATCTCCATAGATTATGGTCTATCCAAGTTTTTTCAACTGGGTCTTGACAAAAAGATTCTTTATAGAATGTAAGTAGTTGTGGGTCTATGACTGTATCACCTGAAGAAACGAAATCGCAATCACATTCTTGAGCTGCACCTTTTGGTCCTAATAATCTTTCTTGCTCATCTCTCCAACTTTGACCTCTTTCAGGGTGAACAGACCAGTGTAAACGAATTGTGTTAAATCCATTTGTTTCATCTTCGGCACCTACCCACGTTTTATGGAAAAAATTACCCACACCATTTGGAGTAGAAAGTATAATTGCATTACCGCCAGTTGAAAGGGTTGATTGAGCAGAAACCCAAATTTCTTCAATCTTATCAATGAAGGCTGCTTCATCAAATACTAATAGGGATAACGCTTCAGAACGACCAGCATCTCCTGCGGCAGAAGTTGCTTTGATTTGTGAACCATTAGAATATCGCAGGGATAGTTTATTATCTTCTACCGTGGTTTGTTTTAACCAACTTGGTAGATATTGATTCATAACTCGAACCTTCGTTACGAGGTTCTTAGCAACCTCTTGTTTGGTTGCAATTACGAGGACATTAAAATCTTGGTTGAATAACATCTTCCAAAGTGAAAAACCTGCTACAAGAGTTGATATACCCGTCTGTCTTGATTTTAGTACGATGTTATATCGATGATCTTTAAATTCGGTAAGAGTTTTTTCCTGAAATGGATATAGATGGAAAGGTATTTTACCACGAACCGGATGTTGAATCATACAATACTTCTTCATGAAGTAAATTGGATCACCAGCACATTTCTGATACTCGAGTTTTATTATCTCTTTTAAACTTGGCATTAATTTTTAATTTACAAGTAAATATCCAACTGCAACAACACCAAGTACAGTTCCCACTTTATATAAAAAAGTTTTTTGTTTTTCTGATTTTAATTCTTTTAATAAGGATTCAGATTTCTCTCTTTCCAATTTAAATTGCTCATCTTTTTGAAGAATGATGTAATCCAAGTTAGAAATTTTGGAATTGAGTGTAAAAATAACTTCATCCTTCAATAACATTTTTTCATTTGTTAATTGTAGAACTTTTTGTAACTCCACTAATTCAATTTGTGCACCATCGCCTTTGATTAAATCTTTTATGATTAACTTAGCAGTTGGAATTGTAAGTGGAACAATTGTATCAGTTTGAACCGGTCTCTGATTCGTAACGGTCTGAGAAAAACTTAGTGAGGTCACTAAAATTAAACTGATTAACAGAATTAACTTTTTCATTTGTCTTTACCTTTATATTTTTAATGTTTGTATGAACTGATTCAATATCAGTATCTAATAACCCAATCTCTGAATATATACTATCTATTTTTATATCCAAATTTTTATTTACAAGTACTACCGAATCGATATTGTGTTGAATACTATCGATTTTTTGGTTATACATTTCTACATCAGTTTTTAATTGTTTGGTAGAATAAATATTGTATCCTAATAAACATATTAAAACCAATAATAGAAACGATACATTTCCATTTTTCATAAAAAAACTCCTTTACTATAAATAGTGTTCTAATTTGTGTTCTTTTATAACCTCGAAAGCATCGTTTCGTTTTTGTACTATTTCTTTTAATTCAATTTCACCATTATCAATCATTTCTTGAATCTCTACCTTCACTTCATCAACTGGTTTTGGTAAACTCCACTTTTCTACACTACCATCCTCGTTGATAAATTCGTAATAAGGTTTTATTTCATTAATTGATTGTTTTAATTCTTCTAATTTGATTTTACCCTCTACAATCATACGAGTATAGATTCTAAATTCTTCATATTCTTTCCAAATTCCAGCACCTCTGAAATTATGTTCTATTTCTGCCAAACAATTGATACAATAACTTGTTTTTTGTATCAACTTTTCATCATTTTTAGTTTTTTTGTGTTTTTTACAACTAGGATTACTACATTCCTTCTTTAAATTCAAATAATTACGAATTTCTTGAAGAGCCTCATGATTTTTACCAGTTTTTATGGTATAACCATCTTTCTTTTCGTATTTATAAAACTCATCTTCCCAAATATCACCAACATTATGGTTTTCTTCAGATTTAGTCCATCCAATAGTGGTATTTTTATCGTACTCACCAGTTTGAACCATGTCAACCAACTTTCTACGAGTTGGGTGCATATATTTTCTTTGAAATTCTTTACTCATTTTTATATATTAGGTTATATTATTGTATATAAATATATATAAAATAAATTATGCGTAAAAAATTCCTAAAATTTGATTTAATGAAGCAAATGCTCCGGTTAGTTTAAATGTTTTACCTTGATATACGAAAACTATACCCTCGTTTGGAACAATTTTATCAGTTCCACCAATTGCTTCTAATCTTCTTAACTCTAATTTTAATTTTTCAATCTTTTTAGGGTCTCCTGATTTTTCAACTTCTTTAATTGTTTGGTCTAACCTCTTTTTCATATCCCTAATTGCTTTATCAGGGTTGACTGTTATGACAGATGATGTAAATTGTAGAACTTCTGCACCAACACCCAAGAAAATATCTTCAAATCTCATCAAATTTTGTTTTGTGATTTTTGCTTGGTCTTCTTTATCAGTTTTTAGTGCCCAGTCTAACACCTTTTCATCAGTTATGTTCTTTTTATCGATTTTAAACCCTTTATCACCAAACGCCCATCTCTTAACTAATCCCATTTTGGTTTTATTGTCTACCATAGATGGTGATTTTTTATCTACAAAATTACTCCACCATGCTTGATGGTATTCTGCAACACCATCAGTATCACTTAAACCAAATTCTTTTTGTAATTTGGAGATTTGTCCATTATATTTTCCTTTTTTAGAGGATAAATCTTGATTTCTTGGCAAAGAAAGGACAGGAGGACCTTGAATTGTATAATTATCTTGGACATCTTTGTTTACTTGTTTAATCATTCCTGCCAAAATTCTTGCTGCACCCTGATTTTCACCTATTGGTGTTCCATCCTCATCGTATTCCATTGTTCCATGAAACACTAATAGTGGTTGACCGTAAGGAATTACATTGACTGATGTAGGATAAATCACTTCAAGGTTCATAAAACATGCACCGTCCTTGAATATCTTATTTCTTTGTGGTTCGGAAAGTGATTTTATTGCATCGGTAAGATCTTTCATAGCAAAATTATATGCTTTTTCTAACTCACCTCTACCAGTAAACTTATCTGCCACACCTTTTATATCTAATGCTCCAGCACCTTTGTTTTTCAAGTGTCCTTTATTACGAGCTGCAACTAATCGTCCACCTACCCAAGAAATTGCGAGTGCTTGTCCATCAGTTTTTTCTCTTGCAAGTTCTAAATTTCCATCCAATGCACGATTTACAATATCTTTTAATTGTCCAAAAGTTAAATTGATTTCAGTATCAAATGGGTGATTCATGTGTCCATAAGCACCACCCTCTTTTAAAAGAACTTCGTTTAATATTTTACCCAATCGTATCATTTGTATGTTTCCTTTTGTTGTTTATCTAATTGTTTTCTCAATTTCTTCATTTCCTTTTCGTGATTATCCATCCATTCTTGGTCAGGATAACCATGAGGAGCAAGTTCATCAATTTTAGAATTTATGTTTTTAAATTTATCCAATTCAATTTCACGAAGTTGTTTTAATGCTTCTTCATAAGTTTCATGCGTACCTAATTTCTCACCACCTGTCTTACGATACACCACCCATTTATTATCTACTTTTTGAATAGTTTCTTCTATCTTTTTAAGTTTAGTATAATACTTTGGGTCTTCAAAAAGATGGTCCATTGCTATTTCTTTTGCAATATCAGTATCAGTAGTGTGTTCTCTTTCTACTTTATATCCTTTTTTAAATTCATCAGTTAAATCTCCAAGAGAAACTTTGTGTTTTTTGGCAATATCAGATAAACTCATACCTTGTGATAATCCACCAGGTATTTTAGATTCTTTCTTAATTGATTTTTTAGATTTTGAGAATTCTTCAGGTGCTGTAAAATCTGCTTTTAGTATACGATTGTATTTGGTTGTTTTTCCATCACCATGTGTCATTAATGGTATGCCTTGGTCTACTGCTCTTTCCAATTCAAATTCAGATGGAATCTCGTGAACTAATTCAAATCCGGGTAAGTTTGCTAAGTAGTATTCTTGGGTATCATACTCTTCCCAATTATGATTATACATATATCCAGTTGCACCAGCAGCATCATTGGGAGTCATTGAACCCCTAACCCCATCGTAAAAACCTGAATTCACTTCATCTAGTGTTGAAGTATCAAAAGTTAAATTACTTGGATACTGATGAACGCCTTTAAACCTATCTGCCTCTTTTTGTTTCAATGCAGGTAAGAATCTAAACTTAGCCAATTTCAAAACTTTTCTTTTTTTCTTTTGGACCATTTGAGAAACTCTTTGTTTTTGTGGTAAAGAAAGTTCATCGTATGGGGTGGTTCCAAATAATCTTTGAGTCCACTCTTTTCTTACATAAAGATATGCAAGTTTATGTGCTCTTTTTGATAATACTGAATATGGTTTTTTACGAATTTGTGTTCGTTGTTTTTTGATATTAATTAGTTTTTTATTTTTTGCAAACGCCCATCTTCTTGATGCTTTTTGAGCTTGAGTCAATGCCTCCATCATAATTGGGTCGGAACCCATCCACTCGTTTTGCATCATATTATCTACTAAGCCAACATGAGATTCTCCGGCTAATACAATAGGAATTTTACCTTGAGAGGATAATTCTTGTGTTTTTCTTAATAAATTTATATCTCTAAACTTATTAAACGATTCTTGGGCATCATTTACTTTGGTTTTAACATCGTTATTATCTTCGGCGAATGATAATCTATATAATGTATCTATATCTTCATCAGTTGGGTTTGAATCCCATTGTTCTGACAAAGGTAAATTTGCTTCTTGTGCAGATTGTTGTAAAAAAGCCTTTCCACTATCGGTTAAGTAATCTTCAGGGGACATATCTTCTAAACTATCACCTTGTCCTATCATACTTGCCCAGTTTGCAGCCATGACCTCTTCATTACTTAATCCAGTTTGTTCTTCTTGGTATTTGTATAGTGGAGATTCATTATCAAATACATTTGTATCATCTCCATCCCAAGTATCAACACCTGCACCTATTTTTTGGAATTTTTTGGCGGCGTAATCCATTTCACCTGAAAATTCAAATTCTCCATTTTCATTACCATATCCACCCTCACCCACAAATACAACATCTTTCCATCTTTCTTGTGGTATAGTTGATTTTACTGTATCAAGAATATCATCAACCATTTTATTATCACCATGTTGTGTTCCAAAAACACTACCACCCCCCTCAAGATTGGTTGTTTGAATTTCTTTACCGGATTTTGTCCCAGCAAATGTGGTTACATTTGATTTTGGTTCTTGTTTAGGTTGTGTTTTTGGTTTTTCTTTTTTGGCAGGGTCTCCACTTGGTAATTGTTGTTGATAAGATTTACCAGCTTGAGTTTTTGAATTTAATGAATTTGGAGGAGTAGATTGTTGAGGTTCTGATGTAGTATCAGCAACTTGGACATATTTTCCACTCTCATCTTTTTGAAAAGTTGGTGCAGTTTCATCCTCTTCTTTACCCACTTGTTTATATTTTCCATACCCAATATGAGTATATTTTGCATCTTCGGTTTCATCTTCAAAGATTGCTTGTTTTCCTTCTTTTATCAATCTAAAAGTAACTACCTTTTTACCATTGATTGTTGGCATTCCATGCTCATCTTTACCAATTGTTTTTACAACAACTTTTTTGTTTTTGAATTTACCCATTAAAAGAGTATCTCCAATTTCAACTGGTAATGTAATTGATTCTCGTTGAATTGTTTTATCAGATTCTTTTGCAAGTGGTCTAGCACCTTTTGCAAGGTCGGTTGAAAGTTTATCATCAACCCCCAATGCTTTATCAACTACCGAATAACCAACTAATGATGCAGTACGAGTTGCGTGTTTGTACCATTTATCATACGCACCATTTACCATTACATCAAATTCACCCATTGGATCTTTTTTACCTATTGCACCACGAGGAAAGAATGTTACTCTACCAGTAGGTCCTTCTGGATATGTAATGTAATCATCCATTGAATCATCCATAACCATATTGATTATTTCCCATCCAATTTGCTGAGCACGTTCACCATTAATAACTTTAAAAGAATTATAATCAGGTAAGAAAATTACAGGACCATCATCAACCATATCTTGACCAATACCAGATGATACTTCTATGAGTAAATCTTCAAGTTGTGTTTTTGTCAAACGAATACAAGATTCTTGTAATTTATTGGTAATTAAACTGAATATAGTTTTGTTAAACTTTGAATATGCTCTATCTAAAAAGAAATTTCGTTTTTGTTCTTCGGTTCCACTACCTAAACCAATTCTTACTTCGGTTCCTGAAACTGAATCACCTTGCATTGGTGAAGCATAAACATATCCTCTATCTTTATACCCTTCGGTTGCTTCTCCATTCCATTTTTGGAAATATTTACCACCCAATCTACTTGCATCTTTTTCACCAACTACGGTTATGAAGGCAGTAGTTTTTTCATCAAACTTTTTTAGAATTTCTAGTGGGGCATAAGGATTCTTGACCTCGAATATTTTGTTTGATGGTACATCAAACATCGTGGTCATGATTTGTTTCTTTTCCTTAAAGTTAAATGGGGATTTTGGTCTTTCTACTTTATTGGATGTACCAATATAGACATTATCCTTACCAAACTTTTTAACCAAGTGTGAGTAAGTTCCATAATGACCTTTATGGAAAGGTTGAAACCTACCCACATAAACTACAACAGTTTTCTTTATGGGGGTAGGTTCCTCAAGTAATATTTGTTCTACTAGATATTTTGAAAGTTCATTCATAAAAAGATACACCTTATCAGTATATAAATATAACTACACTAAAGTTTAGTGGTTTTTATATACGAATGGGTCTCTCTTACGAAGTTCTTCTAATTTTTTCTTGTAGATTTCTTGTCTTTTCTTTTCTTCTCTCTTATTTTTAAAATAAGCTATAATTTTCTTGATTGGGTTCATTTTCTAATAATTTATTAAGGTTATAAACATAAGTATCTGAAATATATTCTTCACTCATCGAAAGTAAATGGTTTCTGTTATGTTCTAATATTGGGTATAACTTTTCATACATTTCATCCCATTCTTCATTTGTTTTTTCTATCAATGATTTAACTATCTCATACACTTTAATTATTCTTTCAGAATTATTTTGTATAGTATCATATGATTCATCCCAAAAATCTGAAAAAGTTTTAAATCCCCATTTTTGTAGTTGTTTTATTATACCAGGCTTACCTAATATTACAAATGGATGTAAATGAGCAATACCTTTAAATGATTTTTCTGAAATATAGTGACCATGTTCGTAAAATAATGTTTCGGTTATTAAACTAAAATATGTATTTAAATATGGTTCTTTTTGTTCAAATCCAAATCCCCAAACTTTATCTATATTATCATAATCAATTGTGTTTTTTGGATGTTTGCTTAATTTAAAATAACCACCAATCATTTTAGATTTATATTGTTTATCTTGAATATATGAAACACCATCGTAATCAGTTCCATTTGCTAATTCCAATCCCATATCATCAAGACCATAATCCCATAAATTTAAATCAATAGAATAATCACATTTTTTGATTAATCCATCAGTATGTAATAAACTTAAAATAATTACTCTATGTGGTGCAACTCTTCTATTGTATATTAAACATTTTTTTGATTTATTTTTTGAATTTTTTAATTCATCTAAATTCATTAAAGAACATTCGTTTGAATTTCCATTAAATTCAAAAACAGAATCTCTACTTAAAAGATGTTCGGTTTCTTTTTTCTTGGAAGTTACTGACCAACAATAATAAGCTGTATAAAATTGTTGTGATTCTGGATTATTTTTTAAATATTCTTCATAAATGTCACGAGTATTCATCGATGCTGATATTACTATAACTTTCTTTGGTGATATATTTAACTCTTTACATTTTTTATGTAAATTTTCAAATAAAGAATTCCTTATATCACCTTCACTACTATAATCCATAACTAAATAAAAATTAGTAGCATTTCTTAAATAATTTTTAGCTATCTCAGATATAAAATCAAATGAATGTGTATTTTCATGGTAATTTGTATTTTTACCAGTGCAAGTATCAATACTACCATAAGGATGTACTGTCATCAAAAATAATGATTTTTCTAACGAATTTTCAAGAATTTTTTCATCTTCATCATATCTTACTTCCGAAATATGTAAATCATTTAAGTGAAGTGGTAAATTTAAATTACACTCATACACAGGTACTTGAACATATTTTGAATTAAAAGTTTCTATAAAATTATGGTCAATAACAAAATTATTGTTCCAAATATCATCAGTAAAATTCCAATTCCAACCAGTGGGTATAAAACCAGAGGGCCCTACTACATCAAATAATCTTTTAATTTTCATAATACAATTCAGGATATTCCACTAAAATAATTGGTCCATTTGATGATAATGCTTTTTTATATGCAGGTAGAATTTTATCAGCAGAATCCAATTTTATAATTGGTATATGTTTTAACATTGAGGAAAACTCATCTGAATAATCTGACTTATGTTGATGACCTGGGTCAAGTGGTTTATCGGAACCTTTACCAACTCTGATAATTACATTTGGGATAAATTCCCCATCTGACATTGCTTCAAGTTTATCCAAGTGATTTATTAATTGATTTGATGCACAAATAAGAAAATCCCATCTTGGATAAAATGATACTACTCTATGTCCTGTCATTGCTAATCCAATACTCATTCCCATTTGAGTTTCTTCCATGACCGGAGTTTCAATCATTCGTTCTTTTGGTAAACCTTCAATTGTTTTTGACATCGGGTTTCCATAATACACGATTTGTTGGCCAATAAAAATTGTGGATGGGTCTTCCATACACAATTTCATTGATTCGGTTAATGCATCTAAATAAGGAGTAAATTGTGGTGTACTCATTATGGTCTTGAATTTGGATTATATTGATGTTTGTTTGCTTTATACCACTCAAGAGTTTCTTTGAGTGCTTGTTTCAAATCTCGTTTTGGTTTCCAACCTGCTGCATTGATTTTCTTTGAAGAAAGTAAACGAACGGGAATCATTGGTGCCTTATTGTTTACATATTCGATTGGGTTATCATTTTGTTCGATTTCTTTAATCCAACCCAACACTTCATTTACACTAAATCCTTCACCGTAAGCAACATTAAAAATATTGTAAGTATCGTTGTTTTCAGCAACCCAAATAAATCCATCTGCCATATCTTCAACATAAAGTAAATCTCGTACTTCACTTCCATCACCCCAAACTGGAATTGGATTCAATCCATCTGCTACTTTTCTAATGTTTGCAGGAGTAACATGACATTTTTCAAAATCAAATTTATCGTTTGGACCGAAAGCATTTGAAGGTCTAACAATCAAACATTGCATTGGATTGTGAATTTGGTGTGAAAAATAATCACACAACAATTCACCATATCTTTTCATATTACCAACTGCACCATAGATTGGAAAAGTTGGAGTTGCATGAATATTTAAATCTTCAGTACAAAACTCATCCTTCATATCAGGATAAACTGTATTAGAAGAAATAAATAAGAATTTTTTAACCCCATTTCTCCAAGATTGTTCCATCAAATTTACATTCATTTCAACATTTGGAGTAACATGCAAAAGTGGATTTTCTTTCGTATCTAATGCATTTGAAGTATTCGCTGCACAATGAAAAACTACATCAACATCCTTTGTTACATTTTCACAAAAAAACTTTGTTTGTAAATCACCTTCGAAATGTTGTACATTTTCCCAACCTTCAAAATCACCTCTTAAATCTCTACTGAATGAGGTTGCACGAAGATTTTTATAACCTTTTTCCCAAAGTAATCTCAATAAATGTGAACCAATGAATCCACTTGCACCCGTAACTAAAATCTTGTCTGTTTTTTTCATAACTTATTTGTTATATTCGTTTAAATAATAATCTATTGTTTCTTTTAATCCTTCTTTGAGCGATACTTGTTGTTTAATACCAAATGATTCTGCTCTTTCAGTACTCATCAATCTCTTTGTATCTCCGTTCGGTTTAGACGGGTCCCATTCGATTTGAACTTTTACTCCATACATTTCTTCGTAAATTTCTACAAGAGTTTCAGCAAGTTCTTTAATAGTTACACCAGTTCCACTACCCAAGTTAATTGGGTGTGTTAGTTTTTGTTCGTATGCTTTAATAATTCCATCTGCAACATCTCCTGCGTAGATAAAATCTCTAATTGGAGAACCATCTCCCCAACAAACAAGTGGGTGTTCTTTTTCACCAAACAATCTTTTAATCAGGGATGCAATGACAGTCGATTCAGGACCAAAATTGTCATGTCTACCATAAATGTTTGCCGGTCTTACAATTGATGCGTTATTCCAATCGTAAGATACTGAATATACCTCTGCTTGAAGTTCACCTAATCTTTTTGCCCATCCTGCGTACTTATCTTTTTCCGATGGGAATGTCTTCCATACATCGTCCTCAAAGAATACTTCTGCTGGTTGATAAACGCCAACCGTTGATGTATAAACATACCACTCCACATCTTCCAACCTTGCAGCTTCCATCATATTGGTATTAAATTGTAACATTGGTACAAAATAATCTGCAGGTTGTTCTGCTGCTCTTTTTGGAGAACCCTTTACACCTGCAATATGAAAAACAATATCTTGTCCTTCAACTACTTTTTTACAATTTAAAAATTCTCTTAAATCGGCCTTGATAAACTGATATTGGCCGGATGTTGCGTATTTTTCTAATTGATTTTTTGGTTCATGAATATCAACCGCTGTTACAAATGCACCTCTATCAATGCACTTTTGAACCATGTAGTTGCCAACTAATCCATTGGCACCTGTTATTAAAACCTTTTTGTTTTGCATGTCGTTTGTTTTATATAAATATATATAATAAGTTTATTTTCTTAATAAATCAGTAAAGTTTGACTGGATGAAAATTTTATCGAATTCATACAATCTATTTACTTCATCTACAAATTTTTTATATTCAGGGTGGTCTTCAGTCCAAATTGCTTTTTGTTTAAATGATTCATAATCCATGTGTGTCCATTGATAAATTTTACCAAAATAAACAAGTGTTGCTTCAGAATAACCTTGAGTTTGAATTCTTTTTTCAAATTTCTTATAAATAAGTTCTGCAAACTCTCGCATTTCTGTATAATTATCCAATTGAGTAACGAATGAGCATCTTAAATTTTGTATGGTCGGTATAGTACTGATAAAATCTAAATTTTCCATTAAGACTTCCCAGTTCCCACCTATTCTTGTTTTATTTTCGTAAGTATTTTTTGTAGCAGCATCTATTGATATTTCTACTGATTTTACATACGGATGAGCCTTTTCTATTTTTTTCCAATTTTTTTCAGTAAATAAATTTGCGTTTGTGGTTAGGTATATATCATCTAAGTTTGGCCATACTTTTGGGTCAAACTCAAATAAAAATTTTCTAAATGATTTTGAAGCCCAAGGGTCTCCACTGCCAGTAATAGCAAGTTTTCTAGCCTCTTTTGAATAATTGTTTTTAATAAAATCGGTGATATTATCAATTTTTATAATTTGGTCAGGTTTTGCCATTATAACGTGTAATCTACATGATGGGCATTTTAGATTACAACTATCATCATATGTAAAATTTATAGACCCAGGACCAGAACTTACTTTTTTATCATCTATAACAAAACCATCATACATTTTAAATGGTAATTTTTCTTTTTTTATAAAAAATCCACTTGGTTGTTTAGTATGTATTAATGTACTTAAATGAGGACATGCTGTTTTATCACAATGTGAATATGAACCATCTAAAATAGATTCTCTAATTTTATTTGCAGTTTCAGATTTCCAAACATCATAATTAAGTGAACCATCTTCGTTTTTACCATACCACAATTTTGTCTCCAACCAAGTTGGACAACACATGGTTGCATGGTCTTCAAAAAACTCTATGTGTTTAAACGGTTGAATACAAACATACTTTTTAAGTATATCTTCATTATGTTTCATATTATAATTTGTCAAAAAATAAACTTATACCATCCATTTTAAGTTCATTAAAATGATTCTTATTATATATACAAATTTTTTTTGTTTCTTGGTATAAATTATTTAGTTTATTAATATCAAATGAATTTAAGTTTATTATTAGTTCAGAAACTTTAAAATATCTATCTCTTCCTTCTTCTATATTATCATAAGATTCATCCCAAAAATCAGAAAATGTTTTAAATCCTAATTTTTTTAATTCTTTTAGATAATTTACTGGACCTAAGACGATAAAAGGTTGATAATTTAAAATAGGCTTTAAAATTTTTTCTGATAAAAATAATTCATTATTATTATAAGAAGTTTCTGTGACTAAATTAATACAAGAATCTAAAAATAAATCTTTTCGCATAGTATTACTTACACTAAAATTAAATTTTTTATTAGTATCCAATTCAATAGGTATTTTTTCTAAATATTGTTCAAGTGTTAGTTGATTATCTTGAAAAGGTGGACAATGTATTCCTTCTAATGTCAAAAAACTAAAATACGAATCAGTAAAATTATTTGTTAAATAATCATGAAATAATGAAAATCTATGTTCTTTATCAACAGTTCTATTAAATGATAAAAACTTTTTGTTTCTAAAATTATCTAATTCATTGATTTGTATTTCTTCACTTTTATATCCTAAACAAGTATCTACTCCAAAAAATGAATCTTTGGATTTAATTGCCTGTTCAATAAAAAAATGATATGATTTAATATTATTTCCTTGTAAATTAATATTACTAGTTAAAAATAAACATCTATCTAAAATTTTATGTTTTTTTAATTTTATAGATAATTGTTTATAATTCGAAAAAGTTGGGGGGTCAGCCATAGAAGATAATAATATTTTTACATTATTTTTTTCTATGAATTTTTTAATATCTATTTTTCTTAAAATAGCATCAATTCTTTTTACTAAACCGAAATAAGATTCAGTTGGTTCAATTAATAAATAATTTTTACAATCTTTTTTAACTTCTGGAAAAATAGTGTATGAATATTCATTCATAACTTTTTGAATTATTGGACCCTGAAAAGACCAGTTTCCATAACTATTTTCATCTTGTATTATAAAGTTTAAAACACTACCCATTTTCCTGTCCCATAATGTGGGTATTTAGATTTATACTTATAATAGATTACATCATTTGGTATTTCTCGTTGAATACCACCCCATGTATCCAATGTTGGGGTATTTGTCGATACTTCATTATCTTCAACTACAAAATATAAAGGTAAATCAAAGTTTCTGGCATATTTATGTACTTCATAAAAGAAACCAGTTTCAAAACTCATATCACCAATAAAACACCAAACCTTCTCGTCACTTCCTTTCATTTTTAATGATTTTGCAACTCCTAATGCAATAGGTAAAGTTCCAGTGACAATAGCAGATGAATAGAAATTAGATTCTTTATCAATAATTGTTATTGATTTACCATCAAGAATTTTTTCTTTTAATTTTCGTGGTTTAACTCCATGAAGAAGTGCATGATAGTGTGACCTCCAAGTTGAAAATACCCAATCAGTTGGTGATATTTTTTTGAATACTTCAATGAGTTGTTCTTCATTTCCATTTGATAAATGAATAGGTCCTTTTATTTCTCCCTTTTCCCAATGAGAAATAATATCATCTTCAAAATGAATAAGTTCTTCCTTATTCCAATTACTTCCCAACCAACGAGTCTCGTGATACTCTAAATTTTTAATTTCCATATTTGTCTCGTTTAGATAAGATTGGATTATCAGTTGGCCAATCTATATTAAATCTTGAATCGTTCCACACAATAGTATGTTGTTTATTTTCATCATTATATTCACCTTCATACGCCATTTTATATGAAAAAATAGAATCATCTTCCATTACAAAATGACCATTGGCAAAATAAGGTGGAACTAAAACTTGAGTCCCAGTTTCAGGTGAGAGAATAAATGTTTCCCATTTACCAAAATCAGGAGTTTTTTCTCTTACATCCAAAACTACTAAATAAATTCTACCATGTGGACACGAAACCATTTTCCAAGTTTTTTCATCCCAATGTAATCCTCGAAGAACACCTTTTTTAGATTTGGAGTATCTATCATGTTTAAATGAAAGACCTTCGTTTCTTTCTGCAGCAGGCAACAATCTATCGTAATAATCTGAATGATAAGTTGTTGATATTGAACCACGAATTTCGTGATAAATCGATGGTTGTACGATTTTTACTTGTGGTAAAACCGAACCATTATAAAAGTGGAAATCATTCCAACTTCTTTCTTTATAAAATAAACTACGTCCTAATCCCATAACCTAAAGGAAATCCATTCCTATATTTTGATGATAAATCTTGTATTAAAATTGTATAAGTTTTGATAAGTTCTTCGATACCATCATCCAAACTCCAATCAGGTGACCAACCAGTAGATTCGATTTTGGCATTTGAAACCAAGTAATCTCTCTTATCGGGGTCTTGATAAAAATCAGAATATGTGATTGCAAAATCGGGAACATATTCTTTGATTTTTTCTACTAATTGAGCTTTTGTTAAATTTGCAGATGTTAGCCCTACATTAAATACTTCACCCGAGAATTTTTGATAATTTTCCAACATATATTGGAAAGTTTTTGCAACATCTCGAATGTGAATATAATTTCTTTTAAAATTTTTCTCGAAAATAGTAATGTATTTATCAGTTAATGCTTTGTAAACAAATTCATTTACTAATAAATCCATTCTCATTCTTGGAGATGAACCAAAGACGGTGGCAAGTCTTACCGAAATGCCACCTACTGCCAATATCTCTCTCTCGGCAAGTACTTTGGTTACCCCATAGTGGGAAATTGGGTTAAGTGGACTTTCTTCAGTACACTCACCATTCTCTCCTATCCCGTACCCACTATTTGTGTTTGGATATACTACTTTTATATTTGTACCACGAACTAAATCACATATTTCTTTAACGTGTTGATAATTTACTGCAGTTGCAAGAACTTTATCTCTATCACAAGCAGGAAATCCTACAATTGCTGCAAGTGGAATAACCATGTTGAATAGTGGTACAAGTTTTTTTAGTAAAGTAGTATCTCTGACATCCCCATAAATAAAATGGAAATTCTTATTATAAGAATAATGAATTAGTGATGTCTGATTATACATCAAATTATCTAATACAGTTACTTCATAACCACTACTTAATAATCTATCTACCAAAACCGAACCAAGGTATCCTGCACCTCCGGTAATTAAAATTTGTTTCATATTAATGGAGTTTGTTCTAACATTTTTTTAAAAAATTTTTTAATTTCTATTTTATTAGTAGATAATTTATGTAGTAATTTTTGATTATGTATTAATATATCTTCCATTTCTTGTAACATTAAAATCCACTCATCATCACTTTTTTCACATAAAAAATTTACTAAATCTAATAATTTATTTGCTCTATCTTTAAAATTTTTAACACTATCATACGATTCATCCCACCATCTATCAAAAGTTTTAAATCCAAATGATTTTAATACATCCAATGTGTTTGGATTACCTAATACTACAAATGGATGTAGATTCATTATTGGTTTTATTGTTTTTTCTGTTAGGAATGAATAAGAAGTTTGAGCGTTTGTTTCTGATATTATTGTAAAATATGAATTCTCATATTCGTCTCTTCTACTCAAAAAATTATGATATATAGATACTCTATCAGCATTAGAATCATCAATTACTAATGGGTAATAATTTTTGTAGTTATTACGAATATCTAAAATATCCAATTCACTTAAAAATAATTCGGGATAATCTTTGTCTTTATATAAAAAATCTACAAAATCTGGATTTTCTAAAAAAGATACATATCCCTTATTTAATAAATTATTTTTGTATAACAAATTCACAAAATATGCTCTGTGTATTCTTTCGGAATTTCGATTATACATTAAAAATTTTTTTTCTTTTTTATTAAATTTTAATTTATCTTGAATTGAATAATCATAACCGTCATCATCTTGGACTACTTTTATACCTGCTCGTAAATCACTCATAAATTTTCCTGCAACAGTAATTAGATGATTATTTGGGAATACATCAATTTGATTTTCAAATTTTAAAAATCTATTTGTTTTTTTTAAATCTACTATATTGTTATTATTGGTAGATATGAAAACTTTATTTTTATGATTTATATTATTTCTCTTTAAAAAGGAATGTATTTTTTCTAACAAACTCATAGTATGCATGTAAGCTCCTTCACCTGCATCAATAAAAACTATTTTAAAATTAACATTATTTTTTATCAAATTCAATAAATCGGGCGAAAAAAAATCTTCCATTTTAAATTTATCCGATGAATAATATTCAAACATATTATTAACATTTAAACTTTCAAGAACTACCAAATATAAACTATGCGATTTTATATTATTTTTAATATCCTTTGTCAACACAAATTGAGTATTTTTTGTATGGTTTACCACATGATTTGAAAATTCAGCAGTCCTATTGTAATAATATTTTACAGGTTCTGATGTAGATGCGTGATATGCTGTAAAATCTGCATCTTTTGTATTTTTAAATTTATATTGCATCATAATAGGTAAGGTATATTTTGTATACCCCAATGGAATATATCCACCTGGTCCTTTAAATTCTAAAACAAAATAAGTTTTTGGAATTTTATTTAAATCGAATCCATCCATTCTTTATCAAATCTAATTAAATTATTTCCTACTTCCGATATATCTAATATTTTATAAGGAGTTTGTCTTTTAAAATTAAAAATACAAGTTGGTTTCAATCTTTTAGATACATCATCGGGTTCGTTATAAATTTCTTCAATTTCACTTCTATCTAAAAATTTTGAAAAAATAGCTGCATAATACATTTCTCCATTAAAAAATTGTCTAAAATCTTCTGGACAACTCTCTAATGGATTTGATGCTCCTACCCATAACCAAGCGTTTGAATAATCAATTAAAGACCCCTCAAACTTTTCAGTCAACCACGTTCCATTACAATATACAGAAAATTCTTTTTCTTTTCTTTTAAAAGAAAATCCTACTTTATATTCTTTATCCAAATCACCATCTTCCCAATTAACTTTTACAAGTATATCATAATTTTTCATTGCATTTGAACCTAAACTCGCATCCATTGTCCATATAGTTCCTTTAATATACACATGCTCGTTATCTGGTTTAATTACACTCAAACCTAAATGTAATCCATTTTTTATAATAACTCCACCTTCTCGTGTATTATTATTTGGATTCATTTTATCCCAATTTACTCGTATAGATGTTAAAAAAGAAAAATCATTTTCGGTTATGTTTTTCATTGGAAATTTACTTAATCCGTATTTGTTATCGGGAGTTACAAACCAAGCATTATTACCTTCAAATTTTAAACTACTCATATATTAATTGTTTTTGTCCATTCAAAAAATTCTGCTAATTCAGGAAATACTTTTTTAAAATTAGTTCCTCGTCTATCATCGTGTGCTTGGAAATACTTACCAAAATTATATTGTTTTCTAAGTAGTTCTTCATCTTGTTTTACCGATTTCATCCAATCGTATGTTCTTTTGATTTTTTGAATTTCTATATCAGAATACCCAATGTATTTGTTTTCAAAAAGAGGCACAGAAAGAAAATCTGCAAGTTGGGCTTGTTTAAATATATTTTCTGTCCAAGATTGTGGTAATACTTGTACCGTCTGATGGGTTGGATATCTCAAATAAGATGTATCTAAAAATACAGCAGATGCCCAATATCTATCAGTTGACCCGTAATCTTTTTTAAGTTGATATACTCCTTCTATAAGTTTATCGTAGTTTGGAACTGACAATGCATTATATGTAGACATAAAAGTTAAATTAACTCTTGGACAATTGCTCATTAATTTGTTTACATTGTCCCAAAATTGATTAAACACTAACCCATTTCTAATGTATTCTGCTTGGTCTCCCCATGTATCACATGATGTAAACACTATAAATTCATTTACTCGATTTTCTTCAGTTATTCTTTTTATCTTTTCAATAAACTTATCAATTAGTTTATCAGGAACACCGAGATTTGAATTAATTGCTAAATTCAATCCTCTATTAGGATTAGGATTATCAATAATATAATCCAATACATCCCAAGTATCTTTTGACATTAGAGGTTCTCCACCAGTAATTCTAAAAGTGTGTAAATCTTTATATAAATCAGGCCACCATTTCCAAAAGGCCTCAACATAAGGATTATATTCAGTTTGTTTAAATGGTTTTTTATTTTCCTCTTCTAAATATCGAGTATCATTAAATCGATCAGTTGTAGGATATGCACCATGTTTTTCTATCTCTTCCATCCATTTAGTAGAAAAAGCAGGGCCACAATAAGAACATTTAAAATTACAAGCATTTGAGAATGCAACCTCTACATATTTTGGATTGTAATCGGCTCTCCAATTTAATTCGGTAATTTCTTTATAATGTGGTAAAGACCATGATTCAGAAGATTTGAATGTTCTGTCTGAAAATCTGTCTGAATTATCTTCTACATTCCAGCAATAATCACACTCTTCAGGTCTACTACCTTCTAACATTTCCTTTCTTCTTCGTTTTTTATACGCAGTGTTATGTAATGCAGATGGGTTTCTTTTAATTTCCGATGGTGAAATTGGATGAGTTTTTGGGTGGTGACATGAGTGAGTATGACCGAGTTGTAAGTGCATAGTTACTTGTGTCCATTTTGCTAGACACATACCTGGTCCTATTTTATTTAAATCATCTCGTACACCGAGATAAAATGGATTATCACCCGCAAATGTTTTTTTAAGTTTTTTATTTTCTTCTTTCTGAAATTCTATATTTTCTTCAGCCATAACTTCTTATTTATTAATATATATTACAATTTTACATTTATCATTTTTGCTTTAGGTGTCAATTCATCGATACTAATTAGTTCATATTTTAATGAATTAATCCCATCCGATTTGTAATCCCAATCACCTTGTTGCATTTGTAAAACATATCTTCTTTCGTTTCTTGCAGTGGGTTCACCCTTTGCCCATTTATCAACTCCATCTATTTTTATTAACCCCTCATCTTTATGTGGTAAACATCTCAATTTACCCGGTTTTCTATGTGGAATAATTGTGTATGGAATTTTGATTTCTTCACTTTTTTCCTCACATCTATTAATAGAACCATGTGTTTCATTTCCACTTAAATCAATTGCTACAAAAGGAGAATTTTTTTGTTTTTCATCATTGAAATCATAATGAAGAACTAATCCATTTTGAGTTGGATTTGTATGTAAATTTTGGATTTCATCCGATGATAAGTTTCTATTCCAAATCATTACTTTTGCAATATCCCCCTTAAACCATCTATTAACCTCCTTCTTACCTACTGAAGTAGTTGTACCAATATACCAATCATCTAACCCATAACTCTTTAATCTGTTATCGTAATGAAGTGGTGACGGAGTTCCAGTTCCCCAACGAGAATCGGATTCCTTTCCATTCAAATAAAAGTGAATATTTTGATTTGAAGTATCAACTGAAAGTGTTACCCAACTCCATTGATTCTCGTATCGTTTCATCCATTGATATAAATGATTTTGCTCGTTATCCCAAAGTTGTGCAGTATATGCACGAGAATTATTGTAGGAGATTCCATAATCGTATCCAGGTCTTCTTATAATTGGATATTCACAAAATCTCCTTTCAGTATCACCTACTAACCAAATAGGAACTTTTTCTTCTTGTTGATTTGCACGAACCAAAACTGAAATAGTATGGGAACGAGATGTTACATTACGAAGTGTTGAATGTTTATCAATTTTAATGTGAGAATTAAAACCATCAAAATGTAAAAAAGATTGTGGTTCTGATGTATAATCCATATAAGAATTATTTGCATAACCTTCTAAATTACATCTCCAAAAAAGGTCATCATCTTCCATCCCCCAATCCCAATAATCATTTGAATAACCATTGGTTTTTTCCACTTGTTCTTTAGAAAAGATAACTGCACCACCAAAGTATTCTTCATACTTTAACTCATAATTCATTTGTGAGATATTGGTTGCAATATGAATTGGATTCTTATCAGGAAACGAGTAATCACACCCTTCTTCGGGTATCATATCAATGTCATGCCAAACTATATAATCACATCCATCTTCGAATGCTTGTTTTGCTGCAATGTTTTTCATTGCACCTCTATTAAACAATTTGTCATCAACTTGGTGACCAAAATATATTTGATAATCAATTCCTTGTTCTTCGAGATATTTACCAACTTGTGGAATAAATTCTTTTAAGTGTGATTCTCGGTTTCTATACGGAACACAAACTCCTAATTTCATAGTAAACTTTTAGTGTTAGATATGGTAGTTTTTGAAATACATATATGTGTAAGTTCTAAACTTTGTGGTAAGGATAATTTAATTATTTTTTTACATTCTTCTGTTGTAAATGATATCATATAATAAAATGTTTTTATATTCCCACATTTAAGTGTATTATATTATCAGATTCCGTTTTACCGTAAAGAAGATATTTTAAAGTAGATAACCCATCTCTATTAATTAACGATATGTGATTCGATACTTCGTTTACAAATCTTAATTGATTATAACGAGTGTGTTTGTCTTTCCATCGTTGCCCGTCAAATCCATTTTCATCATGTTTTAAAGATTTAAATAATCCATTTCTTCTATATGGGATTTTTACTTCAGTATATTTCGGTATATCTAAATCTACAATTTCACAATTTACAATTTCACCATCATTTTCGTTTCCTGATAAATCAGTTAGTTTGTAATACTTTATGTGATTAGAATCATAATAAGTATTTAACGAATTTGCTGAGTTATAATTACCAAAATTTTTATTTAATAAATTAGTTTCGTTTTTTGATATATCTAAAATTTCAGTATCAGTTAAAACTTTATCCCATTGTGCAAAACCATCAATATATCCTTTAAAAAAGTTTGGTATGATTTCTCTATTTGGGTCACCTACACCCAAGTAATAATATTCTTTTGTGTTATATTTGTAAAGTTTTTTAAAATTTTCTAGTTGACCAATTTCTGAACCATCTTGATAAATTTTAATCAAATTTGATAAAGAATCAAAACTGACTACCATATTGGTTTTGTAGTTTGGTTTGATATTTGAATTTACATATAATGGTGTTAATTTCGAATCAAAACAACAAAAATTATATCGATTAAAAGATGTATAACTTATACCAAAATCATAACCAGGAATACTAAATACCGTAAATTCATCTGAAGATTTCTCATGATTGAGATATAATTTATCAGGATAAAAAGAAATAAAAATTGAAAAACTTTGTCTGAAATCAATTGTGTTTTTTACTTTAACAAAAGCATTTACACCATTTAATTTTAAAGATTTTCCGTTTGATTTATAGTTTTTAATTTTAAGTGTTTGTAATGGAATTCCTTTTTCCGAACATCTTAATCTTAAATCATCATCCTCATATCCCCACCCCCAATACTTGTTTGAATATCCATCGATTTCTTCGAATTTATCGATTGGAAACATGGTTACTCCACCAAAATATTCATCAAAAATAGTTCTTGGTTTTTCGTCATCCTCCAAAATAAAATCAGTAGAAAGATGAAGTGGGTTATCTGAATATGAATAATCTACATTTTTAGGTATCATATCCACATCGTGGAATGCTACATAACCACAATCTTGTTTCTTTGCTTCTTTGAAACCGATATTTAGTAGCATTCCACGATTGAATAATTTTGCATCATCTTGTTCTACAATAATGATTACATAATTTTGATATGAATTTGAATCGAGATATTCAACTATTGATTTTTTAAATTCTTGAAGGTGACCAAATCGATTTCGGTAAGGAACTATTATTCCTAATTTATGCATTTAATTATTTTTTAGAATCACCATCGATATATTTATCTTTCCACAACGATAAATACCATTCGATTCTTGGACCCCAAGTATCTTTATCAATTTCTTCAAACCAAATGGTTAATGCATCAAGAGAATTAGCAATTTTTTCTAATGCTTTAACTTTTCTCTCTTCTAAAATTTGTTGGTTTTCATCACCAATTTTTTTCGTAACAGCCATAACTTTTTTATTTTTATTCGTATATATAAATATATTATTTTTTAAATTAGTACAATTTTTTTAGTGAGCTTATCCCACCTTGAATATCCCCAATGATTTTTTGAATTCATCCGTTCAAACATAAATTCGGGATTATTTATATCAATTTTCCAATCAAATAGTTCGATTGATTTAAACATTTTTAAGTATTCTTGCCAGTAAGTATAATCCTTTTTTGTTTCAGAAACTTCTTTTAATCGTTCCAATACGGTAGAATCCCATTTAAAGTGATGGACCTGAATCAATCCCTCTCCTCTTCCAATTGGGTATCTTTTTGGGTGTTTGATATTTTCTTTTCCCCAAGAGTTTTTACCATTCCCAAAATCTACATAATGTTGACCAGGTGTTACATTTACCGAACCTTTCATCACACAAACTTTATTTGGACAAGCCCCACTCATTGGAAATCTAAAAAATCCGGCAAGTGGAAACTCATTCCAAATATCAGTTTGTTGTGTAACTAATGGAAAATTACCATTCTCTCCTATCCTATCGAGAAATCCACCAGTAATAAAATCCCATCCATTTTCTTCACATTCAGAAATCATTTCTCTGATTGGCTTGGGGTAAATATGAAATTCATCATCATCGGAAACTACCCACCATTCGTTAGGTTTTGTTTGTTTTACTTCATTATATAGTTCAGTTACCCTTTCCCAATTAAATTTTGGTTCGGTTACAACTTTATATGGTTTTATGCCAAGATTAACTATTTCTTCTAAAATACCATCAAGTTCGTGTTGTCTATAAACTACTACATATATTTCATCTACCATATCGTTATAGTGATTTAACATATGTTTTAACATTGTAGTATTATGGCCTACAACATTAACCAAATTTAGTTTTTGCATCTTTGAATAAAAGTTAAACCAGTTGATGCTGGTTTAGTTCTTAAAATACCATTATTAAAAAAATTAAAAACCTCCCACTCTGAATTTTGTTTTAGTTCTTTAACAAACCGAGATGGTCCATGTGCATATTCTTGATGATTTTCTGATTTTACATCATTAGTAATAATATGCTCTTTCTCGTAAGATAAATCAGTATCATGAATTGAAATTATACCCCACGGATTTAAAAGTTGTGAATATAGTTCAAAATCTTGTTTTACATTTTCGTAGGAATGTCCAGCATCTATGTGTAAATAATCAATTTTAACATCTTCTTTTACAAAATAATTGTAAAATGCATTTTCAGTTGTATCTAAAATAATTCTACAAGGAAAATGTTGTCTAAAAAATGATTCTTCATCTACCCAATCAGTTTGACCACCAACTCCATTTGATGCATCTACAAGAATGGTTGTTCCAATATCACCCCATTCCATTAATTTATCACCAGTAAAAATTTCTTGTTCGTGTAATTCCATTCTTGCTTGAGACATGACTCTTGGAATGAAACCACCCCCACTTCCCAAACAAACACAAGTCTTTGCCCTCATGTATTGAATCGTAGAATAAATTAATAACCCATCACCTAAATGTAAATCAGTTGCACCATGTGTCCAACGATACTTAATAGGATTTAATTCGACATAAGACTCACCATCGACATCCTTTTGTTGAGTTTGGTTGTTTGTGAAAAAATCTTTTACGATATTAAGATTAATAATGCTACCCATAGTATTAATAACTTATAGTATATACTATTTTTTTATACTTATTTAAACTAATAGTTTAATAACTATTTTAACTACCCCCCTACCCCCCTTCTTAGTATAAGTATGAGAGATTCTCTCAAACGATATATATTTATATAAAAATATATAAAAAATTATCTGAGTAAGACGTTTCGAACATCATCTACCCATTTTTCCACATTATCAAACTTCAGCATATAAGATTTTAAATTTGTAAAATTTTCTAAACGAGTTTCATACGAATCTTTTAAAATAATTTTTACCATTTTATCAAATTCCATCTTATTTCCAACTCTGTATTTGTATTCTACTTCGGGTGCCCAATCGTGATTTAAAATTGGTAGTTTTCCATAATCAACCGATTGAAAAATAGAATAACCAAATGGTTCTTTAAAATATGCCCCATGAAAAATACCCCAATTTTTTAACATGAAAAAATGATAAATATCAGGGTCCCATTGATAAATATCAATATCTTTTAATGTATAAGTTGTAGTATCTCTTAGATTCTTTACATCATGTTGAGATGTCAATGCGAATCCTTGATGACCATTTAACCAATGCAAACATTTTCTAGTTTCTGTCCTCGAAGCAAATCCTATTTTTCCATTATCAATATGAGAAGTGAGTGGTAAGTTATGTTTAAATTTATAAAAATTTGGAATTTCATATGTATAATTTGGAAAATCATCTAATAATGTTGAATGATTATTACCAATCCATACTCGTTTTCTAAATGTTGAAAGATACTCCTCATAAAATTTTACATCAACATTTGTTTGAGTTTGAATTTGATTTAATTCAGGCATATTATCCAAAACATTTAAAATTTCTTTAGCATAAGCATGAACAAATATTGTTTCAAATTTATCCTCATGCTGCCATATATGAGGTCTCTTATGATAATGTGGATGTAAAACATGAATTTCTTCACAATTTTTTAACCATTGTTCCGTTACATCGGGGTTATCTCCATGAAAATGATATGCAAGACCTTTTGGTAGGGAGACTGGATTAAAACTAGCAGGTCTTTTTGAATCAAATAATAATTTCCAACTTTTTTTCAAAGGAAGAGTAGGCCAGACGTATTTAAGAAAATCGTTTACCCACATATCAGAGCCACCTACTATCGTATTACCTCCACCTGTTGAAATTAAAACCTTCATATTCTAATATAACTTTTATCTAAGTATTTAAAATTTATTTTTCCAAACCCAAACTATACAAATCCAATTTTCACCACTTATGCTAGACAAATCTGGATATAAACTATCATATAGACCCACTTATTTTTGCTTCTAATTTTTCTACTTTTTCAGATAATTCTTGTATAGCTTTTGTTAAAATAGCAATTAAACCTCTATCGTAAATTCCCCATCCACCTCCTTCGGCAGGTGTATTGGCAGTTTCTTCGGAAACTTCATTTACTTCTTGTGCATAAAATCCTAATTGTTTTTTTGGTGCTGATGTATCATTTTTCCAATAAAAGTATCGTGGTTTTAGTGCTAATACTTTATCAAGCCCGTTTTCAATAAATCCAGCATCTATTTTTAAATTTTTATCAGATGAGGTTGATAGTTGGCCAATATTATTAATTGTAGTAATTGTACCATTTGCTAATATTGGAATTTGAACACTACCATATCGGTCTATTCTAAAACGAAGAGGTAATGTAACACCACCAAATGTACTATCATTTTCCGGTACTCCAGTATGTATTCTAAATGTAGTTCCACCAATAGTAGTTCCACCATCAGTTTGTAATCCACCTGCATTATACGGTTGACTTCCTGCTTGGTAACCACCGCCTGGGTCACCTGGTCTATCGTACATTATTACTTCCGATGTTCTAGGCATCCAAATTGGAAATGATAGGTTAGGTGTTCCACTAACTATTTGATATGGTAATAACGAATCATTATCAAGATTGGCACTTGAAGTTGGAAATTTTAAATAATCTTCAGATAATACAGGAGTATGAAATGTGAGTATATCGGTTCTAAACCCACCTTTAGTATCATTAAAAACGAATGATTTTCCGCCTATAGGTGCAGCACCATCAGTAATATGTCTAAAATATCTTTCATCATCTCTTGCCACTAAAAATCCGGCATTACTAATTAATGTTTTTCTATCCGTTGATGTAGTTGGGATTGTTAAACTAGTAGAAGTATTAACTTCAAACCTAGTAGCCGATGTATCACTTAATACAATTTTGTTATTACTAGAATCTAAAGTAATAGTACCTTGTCCACCAGTAGTTTTTGATATAGCTGTATTTGATATCGACCAACCTCCAATTGTAGCACCTAACGCCGATAATTCACTTACTGTTATTTTATCAGCCGTTACTGAACCAGCAGCAATCTTACCTGCAGTTATAGCATTTGTAGCAATTTTATCGGCAACTATTGCATTTGCAGCAATTTTATCGGCAACTATTGCGTTCGCTGATATTTTACCAGAAGTAACTGCATCTGTTGCTATTTTACCTTCCGTTACCGCGTTGGCCGCTAATTCTGTATTTGTTACGGTACTTAAAGTTGCTAATGCTCCTAATCCTGTAACTTGTCCCGTTGATACTGTATTTTGAGTTGCCAATGTTCCAAGACCAGTAACTTGGCCAGTTGATACACTACTTTGAGTTGCCAATGCTCCCAATCCAGTTACTACTGTATTTGGAACTGTACTACCAACACTTAAATTACCAACTATGTTTAGATTTGTTCCATCCCAAGTTAAAGAATTTGTTGCAGATTTTAAAGAAAGTTTTGAAGTTCCACTATCTTGACCTAAGAATATACCAGTTATATTATATCCTTGTGAACCAACAGTTCCACTTTGTCCTATTGAAATATATGGATTCGATGTACTCCCAGCCAAAGTTATATTAGCAGAAGAAACTCCACCATTATTATTTGTACCAATGTTTAATGTGTTTTGGACATACGATTCTTCAAATATACCAATCTTTGCAGCAACAAAGAAATCTTGAGTACCAAGAGATGTCCACGGTCCACCTAAATCAGGTCTACCAGTTGATGTACTACTATTATTTGTTGATGTATGTGAAGTATTTGTTGCGTAATAAGTATCGTATGGGGGAGACCCAGTCGAACTCCACAATACGGTATCTCTTCTACCTGTTGAATCTGTCAGACCATCCGAGTACTGATATGCCCTACCCGATGCCCAAATTCCAGTATGAACCACGCCTGGCCCAGTTGAACCATCTAATGCAACACTAACCACATGAGATTGAGCAATTGCAGAAGATGTGGTACCTTTGGAATCGGTATAAGTTACATTGAATGTAGTTGTTAATCCTGCCGTTGATGATGGTGTTGATGGAGTTATATCAGGAGTAGTAGTACCGCTTCCAGCCGTTAATGTACCATTACTTAAAGATGTAATTGTAAAATAAGAAGTAGATGGTGTACCAGTACCGGCCTGATGTGTAAGTAAAGTTCCATTTTCAGAAACTGTTACTGTAAAAATTGCAGGTGTATCAAATACACCACTTGTACTTCTACTTATGGTTTGTGATGGTGGTGACACATTTATTACAACTCCATTTGAACCTGCAGCACCATTCGCACCATTTGCTCCTGCAGCACCAGTTGCTCCAGTTGCACCTGGACTACCGATACCATTTACTCCAACTACAAAATCAATAGTTTTACCAGTAAACGAAGTACCTTCGGAGTTTCTGTAAGAAATGGTTATTACACCACTCGTACCACTAATACTACTTGGGGTGTTGGGCGTGATTGTACCATTACCATTATTTGTAGCATTTGTAACACCAGTTATATTAAAAGTATTTGCTCCACTTGTATTATATGTATAATTTGAACCACCTTCATTTACCACAACGGTTACATTAGTCGGTGTTCCTATACCAACTAAAGAACCACTTGTTACAGTTTGGGATTGTGGGTTTGCCGAAATGTTTACAACTGGCGCGGAACTTCTTACTCGTGATATTGTGGCAACAACATTCTTTGTACCCGATACATTTTCACTATCGGTGAAATTGACAGGAATTGTTACCGTTCCACTATCGGAAGTCATTGAACTAGCATTACTTGTGAAAGTTATTGTAGGTGGACTAGAACTATTTATTGTCAATCCATTTGTTGGTGTAATTGAACCGAATCCAGTAAATCTATCAATTCCACCTTCTAATGCAGTTACGGTTAAAGTTTGTGGTGTAGCAGAACCACTACCACGAGAATTTGATTGGATTGATTGAGCAGTTGGAGTTACTGCAACTTCCACATTTGGTACTCCTCTTTTACTTTTTGAATAGGTTACAACCTTTGTTACATCAGTTGTATCACCTGCCCCGTCTTTGTATCTTACTAATAAAGTTAAAGAACCACTATCGGCAGTTAAAGTAGTAATGCCATAAGTAGAATCATCAGGAGTATCATCATTAGGAGTACAATTTACACCTGATGCAGAAATTATATCAAATCTATTGTTTGTTGTTAATCCCTCTTGCCTACTAATATCTTCAGCACCCACCTTTACACTTACCGAACCACTTGTTGCCACGAACGAACCACTAGATACAAATCCAGTTGAAAGAGCTGGTAAGGATGCATTTTCATTTGTGAGATTTACCGATAATCCATCTAATATTTTTACGGGAGTTATTTTTATTTGGTCATGGTAATCAATACCAAAACTATCGGATGATGTAAATACATAAGTTGTACTTCCACTTAAAAAGTTATAGGTTGACCCCGATAAGAAGTAAGTTGCCACCCCAGTTGTTGGGTCATCAAATAACAAATTCAATGCAGGACCAGTACCAACTTGACTACCTGAATTTATAATAATAGGCGAACCAACGGAACTTAAATTTTTTCTTCTTACATCAAAAACAATTACTTGGCCAGTTGGATTTAATGATAAATCAGTTGCCTTGTAAATGAATTGATTTGCAGTTGATGAAGCAAAAAGACCAGGTGCATTATCACCATCTTCTAATCTATAAATGGTTTCATAATCTTCTAAACCATCTGCAGATGCAGTATAGGTAATGAAACCAACTCTAAATAAACTTGTGGTTGAAGTATCTAACGAACCACTAAATTCATCAAGTTGAACTACGAATCCAGCAGATGATGAAGTATGTAATCGGCCAGGATATTCAGTTCCACCCAAAGATAAATACTGAGCTTCACTTATGTAACTTCCTGTTATATCAAACACCGAACGGTCATATGTTATATCTCCTGCAATGTTTTGGCGAGTAGTTGTAAATCCAATTTGTTGAAATGGTGGATTTGCTATAGAACCAGTAAAAAATCTAAATGCATTTCTATCTGATTGAAGAGTTAAAATTTTTGCTGATGTTGGAAAGTCATTACCACCATCAAAAGTTGCAGATGCTACAACATCTACTGGTACATAGTTGTTATTTATATCATAAAACTCAAATCGGAAATCAAAAGTTTCGGATTCAAGTTTTCTTGGTATATCCTGAATTAAAACAAATTCATCAGGTGAAAATGATGTTTCTTGTGCGTTCTTTAAAGATATATTTGATATGTACCAGTCTGACCCACTAATATCAAATACCAACTTTGCATTGGAAGCTGAGATTGGGTTTGCAATAATATTTTGAGAAACTATCTGACGAGTTTTGTAAATATCAGAGCCACTTATATTCAAAAATGTTTGTTGGTAACCATCTGATGCTGAGAGGTATCCACGTAGGTATTCTGACCCATTTAGCGATCCGCTAATGAGTGTTTTGAATGTTAGGGTATATTCCACATCTTTCGTAATAGAAAAAGATTCAGAGGTGATTAATTGTTGTATTCCTCCTGCAGAAAAATTGTAATCGGTTTTAACTGCTGATTGCAATACATCTACATTTATACTGACAGGATGTGAGTTTGATGAAGTTACCCAATAGTTTGATAAATTAGTTTGAGTAAAGTTACCATACGAAATTTCAGTATCGTTTGGTAAAGTTATATCTCTTAGTAATTCAGTTGATTCTAATTTTGATTCTTGTACGAATTGAAAATCAGTAACCTCATTTCTTGATTTTCGAAATACCTTTACCCTTGCTACATCACCAACAAAAGTTTTAAGATTTGATATGTTTATTTTTGCAAATGAACCAGTTAATGCAGAACTATCTATGGTTTGATTTTCAAGAAATTCAAATGATGTTGTATATGGGGTTGCTGAAAAATTAGTTACAATATTTCCAATCGAATATGGAACATCAACTAAGATTTCTTTAGAATTTAAAACTTCACGAACCGTTGGTGAATATGGAAGTGATGGTAAGTTTATAATATTTTCATCAACTGAACCTGTCCAACTACCACCATCGGTAATTTTAAGTTTGTAAATAGTTCCGGCCGTCCAAGTTGAAAGATTTGAACCTGCTGTTGGTTGTAATGCAATACCTTCCAATGAACCACTTTGTGTCACACTTGGTATTGTCTTTGAAAATATAGGTTTTACAAGTTCTGAAATAGAAACCAATGGTCTTCTATAAAAACGAACAGTATCCTCATTAGAGATGTTTCTGTTGATTTTAAAGGTTCTTTCCCACTTGACGTTATAAACACCCTTCCATTCATTTGGAATCGGTAGGAGGGTTCCATTTTCGTTTATATACTCTTTTAATTCACCAAGTACGGTAATCTTTCCAATTCCTATCGGAGTATCGGGATAAACATGGACAGAGACAAGAGATGATACACCTTCATAATAATCAGGAATACCTTTGCCGGGTTCGAAATATACTGGATTTCCCTCAACATCCAAGATTTCGATTTTAACCTCGGTTGTCTCTTTTAAAAATTCAGAACCCTCAATTAAGAACCCATTCTTACCTCCACTAAAAGTTTCTTTGAATTCTGTGATTCTAAAAAAATCCGAATTGGGATTTCTATCAACTATAAAAGTTGAAAAGTTAGAAAGATTTTGAAAAGGTGAAAATGATTTTATTATTGCCATATACAACTCCGATACCATAATAAATATGGAGTTTTTTAATACTTATTATTAAAATATATAGAAGTATATAGAAAGTTATAGTAATCTATGGAAAAAACAAAATATACCACAATTCAGATAAAAAAAGAAACCCATGAACTCTTACAAGAATACTGCAAGGAACATGGGTTTAAATTAAGTGGATTGGTTGAATCTCTTATTAAACAAAGAGTGTTACATCCTAAACCTCAAAATGTGTTAAAGGTTAGAACTTAACTTGTGAGAATCCATTTATCTTTTTAATCTCTACTAAATTATCTACTACATCTCGCATTGAATCGATGTGAGAAATAATCATCACAAAATCAAATTGTGTCTTTAAATAGGTAAATAACATAAATAACGATTGTAGGTTCTCACTATCCAAAGTACCGAACCCTTCATCAATTACCAAGAAATTTGGACGAGGTAGGTTACACACATTGATTAGGGCAACTCGGATTGCAAGTCCACTAATAAATCTCTCCATACCACTACACATCTCCAAAGACCACTTTTGGTCACCATAAACGAGATATGCATTGATATTCTTACCATCCATCTCTAACTGCATTCCAAACTCTACAATCTGACCTAAGATGTTATTTACTTCACCTTCAATCATTGGTAGGGCCTTTTCAATCAATTCATAAGAAACACCATCTTTACCAAGTGTATTCAAATAATAGTCAAATAACTTGGATTGGTCTTCCAATTCTCTAACCTCTTTGATTTGTGTCTCTATTGTTTCTTTTTGATTTTGAAGAGCAGAAATCTTACCATTTAGTTTTAGAATCTGAGAATTTAGTTTAGTCAAATTATCTTTAACGATTTTGAGTTTATCTCTAACATCGGTGATTTCTTCTCTAATTTCTCTATTTTTCTTGATTTGTTCCTCATTCTTGTAATACTCATCAATCAGTTGTTGTTGTTGATTAATTTGAGATTCCAATTTAACTTCTTCAGTTTCCTTGGTGGAAAGTTGATTATGTAACTGAGAAAGTTCTCTATCAATCTTATCTTCTTTTTCTTTTGCTTCTTTAAGATTTTCCCAATCTTGAACCAATCCTTTAGTTTGATTGATAATATCAACCAATCCATTTAATTGAGTAGTAAAATCTTCTACTTGAATTTTTCCTTCCACAATAGAAAAATTTACTCGCTTCATTTCTTCAAAAATGGTTTGTGAGTTTTCTATACACACCTCACATTTTTCATTGTATTTATGAGAATCCAAGTGTTCTTTTTGAGAATTTAATGATTCTAATTTGATGTTTATTTTTTCAATTGCCGATTCAATTTTGGAAATATTTTGTTTTGTCTCGGTAATTTTATTGATTGCATCTTTTAAGTCATCCTCATCATATCCATCAATGATTTCTTCTAAAGTTACTTGTAATTCTTCACGATGGGTAATTCTTTCCTGAATTGCACCTTTTGATGATTTTACTTCATCTATTTTATCTTCAAGAATTTTTAATCTACTTTCTAATTCATCAATCGAAACACCACTATCAGAATTTAATTTTACAATTTTCTCGTTTAACTTAATAATTTGTTTGTTTAAATTATCTTCTTCATCTTTTAGTGAAGTTTGATAAATTTCCAATAATTTGAACTCATTTTTATCAGTTTTAAGAGTTGTATCAATCTCTGCTAATTTTGTAGTAAAATCATCTGATTTAAATTTTCTGATAAGTGTTGCATTATCTCTATTCTCATCTGATGCCAAATTATACAATTTATCAAATATATCCACACCAATAAATTGAGATAAAATCTCCTTTCTTTCTGATTGTGATTTATCAATGAAGAGAGCATTGTTTCCTTGCAGAGAAAGAGTAGTTAGAACAAAATCCTCAAACTTACCCAAATACTTTTCAATATTTTCGTTGGTTTCTCTTCGTTGTTCTCCATTTAAGGATTCGGCAATCCCATTATCTTCTCTCCAAAAATTCACATCTACTTTAACTGCAGTTTGTTTTCGGACATACTTTGCAGTTCGTTCGATGAAATAATCAACACCATCAATTTCAAAGTTAAACTTACAATAGAAATTATCTTTTTGATTATTTAGAATGTTTTTAGCAGAAGAAGTTCGTGATGTTTTATCGTAGATACAAAACGAAAGAGCATCAAAAAGAGATGATTTACCACTTGCGTTTGGTGCAAAGATACCCATTATACCTTGTGCTCTATCAAACCTTACCAAGTTTCCTTCACCGTATGAGAACATATTTGAGAACTCTAAACTCTTAGGTGTCCATAAAATGTTTTCAGGTAGGTTATCTGAATTGATTTTAGTATTCAACTCTTTGTTGATTTCTGCAATCTTATCTAACTCGGAATCTTCCAAAAGATATTGTCTTTCCAAGTAATCTCTGATTAGAGAGTTTTGGAAAGTTTCATCTTTAACATTACCAACAATATTTTTATTTAGTTTGGTATTTGTTTTTAGTTGTCCAATAGTATCAGTTCTTGTTACTGTCACTTCATCCACCTTAAACATCTTTTTAAGTTCGGCAATACAAACTTTCATTTGAGATGGTTCGGTATTTGTAAATCGTAATCTTAAACGAGGTTGTTTTGGTAACTTGGTATCAAGTTCATCATATACCCATTGTGGAATCTTTCCATCAACAACATCAACTGTCAAGAACCCATAATCGTTATGGAGATGATGCTCGGTAAAAGTTCGAGTTGGGACATCCCATAAGAGATAACCGTGGTTTTCCAACATCTCACCGTGGTTTTGTTGAACCATCGAACCTGCATAGGCAACCCACTCATACCCTTCACCAAAAGTTTGTCTCTTGTGAATATCTCCAAGTAGGGCCATATCAAACCCATCAAACATATCCACTTGGAATGAGTTTGAAGAAACGGTATAACCAATATCAGTTTGTGCTTTATTCACTGGACCGTGAAATAAACATATTTTGTTTTCACCTTCAATAGTATCACCCTTAGGCCAATTCGATTTATTATCAAGAATTGAATACACCACAAAGGTTAAATTGTGGATGTTATACACTCCAGTATCACGAAGATAATGAATGCGAGGGTTATTAAGGTTTTCCACAATTGGAGTAAGGACATCCAATCTATGTGAGTTATTTAAGTTACAATCGTGGTTACCCGTGATTAGAATTGTTTCTCTCAAATTAGAACACTCGGTTAAGAACCAAGAAATTTCTTGAATAAGTTCGGGAGACATTTCGGTTTTTGCATGGGCAATATCTCCTGCAATATAAATGACAGAATCTTGGATATTATCCTTTTCAACTTGTTCTAAGAATTGTTTGAATATCAATCGATATTCTTTGTGTCTTTGCAAATTACGAATGTGTAAATCTGCTAAGTGATAAATTTTGTTTATAACCATTATTTGTATTTTTTTCTATCAAATATAAATTTTTGTTTCATTAAAATTTCAAAATTTCGCATTATTGCACCAATATTACTTGTGTAATATTTGTATAATTCATCATAAGACATTGAGTTTATAATATTCAAATTAGAGGTGAACTGATTTATTATATCAGTTCTAGTTTCACATAAACTCAAATCAAATAAATCATCTGCCAACCAAAATCCAAGATTTCTTAAATATTCATTAATATATTTTGAACCCAATATGAGTGGTATATTATGTGAAATAAATGGATTCCAACTTTTTTCACTCAAATGTGTTTCTTCCCAATCTATTACAGCAGTTTCACATATACAACTAACATATGAATTTAAACAAATTGGAAATGGTGGGAATTCAACATTTACGGCACCATCTAAACTTCTTTCAAATGAGACATCTAATATGATTGGAATATGCAAATTTTTAAATTCTAATAATTTATCAGATAATTCATTATCAGAATATGACCTATTAAATCCACTATATCCAATATATCCATCATTATTCATATTAACATTATAGATATGTTTTAGTGAAAGCAATCTTTCTATTTTATCAACACCTACTATAAAATTAAATTTCTTTTGTCTTAAATTAAATAAAAATGGATTTAATAACTCATTTAAATTGTTTGTCCAAGTGTGATATGGTGTTCTATATCTAAAATAATTAAAATTTTTATTATAATTTTCAATATTGAATCTATTTGAAAAATAAGTAAATTTTTCAGTATCAGAATAGTGATATTGATTATCATCATCAACTATAAAAAATTTACATCCATATTTTTCCCAATGTTTGTTAATATTATTTATAAATTCATTATAATCACCATCTGTCACCAAATATTTCTTATCAAGAAAAACCGAATCTCCATGATTTACATTTAAATTATTTAAAATTTGGTCTAAAAATATAGTGTTATTTTCTTGGTTTAAATTACATTCTATATTGTGATCATCATATCCTTGTAATATATTTGTATCTTCATTAAAATGTATGAGTTTATGCCACGGTGGCCAAGACCCTCTATTTATATGGTGTGGTATTATATGAATCATAAATTGAATAACTTTTGTTTTATCACATCATCAAAGTTAGTTTCTTTGGATTCTTTCAAAATTTGATTCACTTTCGAAAATCCCATTTCACTTGCATCTTTATCGGATGGAATTATATTTCTAACTTTTATACCTTGGTTTCCCAATTGAACTACATAATGTAGAGCTTGTTGTTGGGCATCATTATCAAGAAGAATGTTAATATTTTTAACACCCTTATCATATATATTTTCCATTAATTTTTTTGGAATAAATTTACCAAGAATCGGAATCACATTTCGTTTTACCGAAATTGCATCAAAAACTCCTTCCACAATAGTAATAGGTTCGTTCCAATTTATTTGGTTTTCGAACATTATTACATTTTTGGATACTGGTGGATTTTTGTATTTAAACTTCTCCTCTTCGAATACTGACCTGGCGATAAAGTAATTGAGTCGATTATCAACATCATAGGAAGGAATGATAATCCTACCAGAATAAATACCACTATCAACATAGCCAATGTTATACCTGATAATATCTTCAGTAGTAATTCCACGAGAATCTGCATAATGTTTTGCTTTTTTGTAAGTAGGATTAATGCCCCTTGGTTCGTATAATAATGATTTGAATTCGTTTGGTAATCGTAATTCTATTTTTTCTTCTTCGGAATCGTTAGAATATACTACATAATCATCACCATAAATTTCATAAAGTTTTTGTAATTTTTTAGAATCTACTTGAAGTTTTCGTAGTAATGAAGTTATTCGTTTACCTTTAGAATCACATACCCAACAATGCCATTGTTGAGTTTCTAAATTGATTTGTAGTTTCTTTTTGTGGTGATGACAAAATGGACAATAGTGTGCTTGTTCATTTCCTTTCATGGAAGTTCCAACACCTAATACTTCATCAAGTATGTTTATTACGATTGATTTATCTCTTATTGAGAGCATGCTTATACAATTTGTCTACACAAATATACGAAAAAGTTTTCACTATTCCAAATCTCTTCGAAAAAACTTTCCAAGTAGATTATCATTTAAAGCCCGTTTATCACCAAGGACATCGTGTGCAAATTGTTCTTGTAATTCGTAATAGGTAAGTGATTTAGTATTGGAACAAAAACGAAGTATTCGTAATTCCAATTGGTCATTTTCTTTATCTTTAAACCATTCTTGTACTTGTTTGTTGGAAGAACGATATTGTTTCCAATCAGATTCTTTAGTAATCATTTCGTATGTCTTTAACCTCTTATCAGTTAATAGAGCAATTTCTTTTTTACCAAATTTTCGTTTTCTAGTTGATAAAACATTTTTCTTTCCAATGTAATATTCACTAGTTTTTCCATTGGTAATTTTATAAATAAAACCAATAGTACCTTCTGGCATATCATTTAGTTCGGTTATAAAACTCCCTTTATATGTCCAACTCATAGTTAAAGATGCTAAAATCATTTTTATATTTGTTTCGTACCCAATCTTTTATCCACTCTTCGTTATAGTATTGTTTGTATAATTTATAAGTGTTTAGATTTGGGTGTTTTTCCCAATATGTGTTTCTATTTAAATGTGGAATTTCGGTTAATTGTATTCCAATTTGATTTGATATGTAGTTTAAATCGTTATTAAAATTTTCATATCTACCTACAAATGAAACTTTTTTATTTTGCCTTTGACCGTGGTGTAAGTAGTATTCTTGTGAAAAAAATAAGAAATCCAATGGTTCTATTGATTCTATAAAACTTGAAAATAGTTGAATATTTCCCTCTCGTTTTTTGTGTTCGTACCAAGATGCAAGACGAGTAAAGGGATTTCGTACAAATGAAAAAATAAAATAACCCTCAACATTCATTAGTTGATTAAGTGTACCATGAACCATGATTTGTTCTGATTCAGGTACACTTAATAAAATTTTTGATATGGTGTTCCCCCCTGTCTTGGGTATGTGAATAAACGCCCACTTTTGGGTTCGGTTGATAATTAACCCCACTTATAACAAATTAAGTTTATTTTCTATCAGTTACGTCTGAATATTTTTTTGTAGGTGTAAATCCACCAGTAAGATTTCCTAACTTACCACCTCTACCTTTTTCTAAATTTTCGGCCGATATAGAAAGTTTAGAACTATCAAAATCATCAGCACTAATCGGAGTTCTATCCTTCTTTAATGGAAGTTTAGCAAACTCACTTTTTTTATATAATTCTTCTATTGATGCCATAATTATTCAACGATTGGTTTATAAACTCTAAAGTTATGAAAAGCCTGTTCGGCATTATCATGTTCGTGTTTCAAGAAATCTTCATACACTCCTTCACCATATTGAAAACAATTAAATTCTTCTGATTGAATAAGTACATCTAATTCTTCCTGTGATACTGATTCGTTCAATACATCACCTTTATAATTAAAAATTGTGTAATTCATTTTATTTCCTTTTTTAAAGTATAATTCATTATAACTTTTATATAAATATCATCAAGTGTCAAAACGAATCAAAAAGTTCAAATCGTAATCAGGTAAATTCTTAATTGGTTGTGGTAATTTTGCAATTGCAACCATATCACCATTATCATCATATAATCCAATTGTTGTAATATATGGTGCCAAATAAGAACCAGTTGGGTCTACTGATGATGAATTATAATAATCATCCCAAGTACCTAATTTGGTAGAATCAATTGAACCTGAATAAAATCTTCTTTGTTCTATATCCAAAACTTCTTTTATTTTTACATTTTTTGCAGGAGAAATATTTGTAATAGGAGTTGTTTCAAAATAATAAGAACCACTTAAAGTTACATCTACTGCCGATGGATTTTGAGAATAATTAAATTCTCCTGCTTTTACTGAAACAAGAACTTCAGTTTCGTATATAGTTTGAGTTGAACGATATTCTAATTGATATGAATCTAAAGTCTCTGTTGAACCGGAATTAAATACAATTATACCATCCGAATAAAATACATTACCATACGCTAATGTTACTATACCAATACTTTCAAAATCAAGTTGATATGTAAATTTTATTACACCAGTTTCAAAATCTATTGAAATAACATAATAAGTTTCACCAATTCCATCATCGAGTAACACTATTGCACCAGAGTTTAAATCAAATGAAATAACATCTATATCGTATTCGGTACCACCTTGTTCGATTGATAAGATACCATTTTCGGCATCAAAAGCTGTAAAATTATAAGTTGGTATCGGATCTACTATATTTCCAAATCCATCATCAATTAACTCGGTACCGTTTTGAGTAGTTAATCTAACTGATTTCTTTTTTATTTGTTCACCAAATTTATTTCTATCAATATCAATTAAATAAATCGTATCGGAAATACTTCGTTCATTAATTAAATCCGCTAAATTTTTATAAGAACCAAATGTGTTAAAAATATTACCATCAAGATTGTTATAATATTTTGATTTTACTGAACGATATAAAGGGTCACTCCCGCTTACAAATTCAGCAGGGTATTCCGAATGACTAGTATTCCAAAGTTTGTAAACTTGGAATTTTCGTTTAGTAATATTTGATTTTGGTATTGATTTTAACATAATATATTCCTACTTTATATAAATATACTAAAAGAAAAAACCCCATATTACTATGGGGTTGAAACTCGTTAGAGTCAATCCTACGAGACTATCATAGGAAGGGTAAGTTATTAGAAATCAAGTTTTACTTTGATTAGAACTTCTTTATCAAATGATTTTGGAATTGGTTGTGATGTTTTTGCTACAGCAATCATTTCGTTTGCATCATTGTATAAACCAACAGTTGTGATGAAAGTTTTTGGGTCTCTTTCAAAAGTTGATTCAGTAAATGAACCATCTGAACCAGTTGCAAATGTTGGGTTATTTGAGAAGTTAAATTCTCTATTAGTTGCTCTTACAAAGTAATGAGAGGTTGAAACATTTTCAGTTCTACGGGCTTCAAAATCAGATCCACTTAGAATAAAATGATATAATAATAAATGATTTTTACCTTCTCTTGTGGTTCCTGAATATAATGCACCTGCATTACCAAATTCAGAACTACTTACTGAGTTTCCAAGTTTATTGTGAATTGCAGTTGGATTAAGAACAATTAAACCTTGATCAGGATAGAATAAACCAAATCCTCTACCATTTGAATCATATCTACCACCAATAGTTGCTTCGGCGTCTTGTCCTAAATTTAATGAACCACTAACAACATAGAATACTCTACCTGCTTTACCAACGGTATCAGAAAATTTCTTACCCGAATCATCAATTAGATTCATATTTCCAGAAGAACCTGAAAGAGTTAATTCCCAGTTTCCAGCATCCATTTTTTCTTTATATCTAGCTCTTGCTACATTGATTACATAAATATCAGATGAATCATGTACGCCCTCACCCGATGCAGAATCAAATGTAAAGAATTGGTCATCTTGGTCTAAAAGGATTGAACGATATTGAGCATAAGTAGCTTTGGTTGCTAAAGTAGATGTATTATCAATATCCAATGCAACTGAACCACTACCATTTTTATGGCCATAAGCTACTGCAAATTGAGTAGCAGAAGAATCGGAGGATATTGGTGCATTATACACATTTACATAGTATTTACCACTTGCTCCTTGAATCTGTGCAGAAGAACTATAAAAAGTATTTAAACTTCCAGTATCACCACTCCAAAGTCCAGTAGTGACGATTTCAATTTTACCAGTTACTTGGTCAAATTCACCAAATCTTTTGTAGATACCCGTGTTGATGTTTCCACCCTGAGCACCTAATTTATCACCACCTGTTAAGTATTGGTTAATAATTGTTGATAATTGCTCAGATGTTAAACTACCTTGTTGTGCGTTTAAATACGCAGCTAATTCTTGAGTTAAGTTAACACCGGCTTGTCCTGTAATTTGTGCCATATTTTTTTAATTCCTCGTTTTATTATCTTGGTTGTATATAGGATACAGTTACTGGAATTGATTGAGAACCACCAGTTTCGTTACCATATACGGTTAAAGTTGTCTTAATTGTTGCAGTAATATTAGGATTTGGAATGAAAGTAAATGCTAATCCCCTTTCTACTGCTGCAGTTGTAGTAATTTCATCACCCAAGAATACTGGAATAGTTCCACTACCTGCTGCTAAACCACTACCAACGATTGAACCTGCATTTTTGTTAGCAAGAACCAAAGTGTATCCTGCTTGTGTATTACCACTTGGAGATGTAGTTGGTGTAAGGGAAACCTGACCAGAGTTCTGATTAACAGAAATAGATGGTACACCAAATTCCACTTTAGGGATTTTAGTGGTACCTTTAGGTAAGGTTACTAATTTATATCTCAACACTTGAGTTTCATCAGGAGAAGCTTCCGTAATAGGAATAGCTTTTATTGCTGAATCATAATAAGCTGACCCAAGTGGATGATCTGGTGCATATAGGGTGTAATCGATTTCATCGTCACCTAATGCAAATTTTGTAATGTTTAATCCTTCTCCGGTTGCTAATTTCTCTCTACCCTTTTTTGTTAGGATAGCATCAACGGTGATTTCGGTATTATCTAAATAAGCCATAGTTTTATTTCCTTTTTACTTTCAATATATAAATATAAGTATTTTTTAATTTTGTAATAATAATTCTTATTCAACAATTAATATTGGTTCTCCACTACCTCTACCTGTATCATTTACTCTCAATGTGTTAGGGTTAGTTGTAAATGTAACAACAGGCGAACCACCATCAAGTGTTGTCAATTGTGTTTGTTTAGAACCTTTAAAATAACTATTCTCAAGTCCAGTTGTTAAATCACCAACATTTCGATAGTGGGATGGGAAGTAACCATTTAATGGAGTTGCAGATACAATATTACCTCCGCTTGGTGTAGGAGTTTCTAATCCATTCGAACCAGTAAATGGTAAGATTGTTACTTTATTTCTAAATAGAGTTTGTGTTACAAATTCTCTACCCAATGATTCATCATTTGGATTTATATTTTGTGGTATACTAACTTGGTAACTTTCTTTTATTTGGAATATTTTTACTCTCTCTTTAATAGTATTTCCAAAAACATCTATGTAAGTTCTAATAGAATGTGAACCACTACCAAATACTCCAAAACCTGCAACTGAAATAGAATTTTTATCCATACCAACTTGAGTAAACGCAGTTGAATCATATTCACCCGTCAACGAAGAACCTAATTCAGCATCAATAGTTATTGATATACCACCCATATCGGAACCTGAATTTACTGTCATAAACCCATATTGTGCAGAATCATCAGTAGTTCTATATGTACCTTCATAATCGGTTCGTTCACCACTTAATGATGATACATCAGTATCGGTAATTGTACCTTCATATTGAGGGTTTGTTACATCAAATAAAACATCTTGTACTACTGATAAAGTAACTTCTTTTCCTTCATTTGTACCGATTATGATTGTATCTTCTTGTGTATCAATAGTTGTTTCATAATCACCTTTTTCAGAAGTTGGTTTTCTCCATTTTACTTTACTTCTTTCTAAAATATGTGGTTCTATCAATAAACCCGAAGAAACTTTTGCTCTTGCAGGAACCAATGATTCCAAAGTATCAAATAAAGATTTATCAATATATCGAACTAACTGAATATATTCATTAAAGTTTAAATCAAATCTTTGGAAATAGTAATTTCTAAGTCTATCCAAATCGGAATATCTATCATTATATTCATCACCTGGATTTCCAATATAATCATCAATATTAAAATTACCCAACGATTTTAGAATATCCATATTAATCTCTTTTATTGGAGAGAAAAATAATCCTAATCTGTCGGAATCAATAGGGGCAGTATCAAATGATTTTTTAGTTGCACGAGATTTATAATCCAAATTAACACCATTCAATGAATCTGAATTTATTTCAGTTCCATCAAAATCGTATTGTGTTTCAAATCTAAACTTATTACCAAAGTTAAATCCAGTTTGTGGAACTGTTGCGGTTACATCTCTATCGTATGGAATATAATTATATGGATAACTAGGTATAGATGTAAACCCACTTGCAACTGAAGACGTTTGGTAAGATTGGATATAAGCAACATTTTTAATATCTAATTCAACACCACGATTCTTTGGATATTCAAAATCATTTCTAAAAATCAAATCAACAGTAGATGCAGAAATATGATTTCCATCTATACCATCAGGAATCAAAGCATGATTATCAATTCGTGATTCTGAAAGGGCAGTTTTCCATAATCTAAATTCATCAATCGAACCAGTGAAATAAGGTTGAATACCACCAATTGTTAATTCAGACCCACTCTTCCAAGATGTTGACCCAGTTGATAATAATAAACTTGATGAACCTTCGTTTCTAATTCTGCCATTAAACCCTTCTTTGATATAGACATCAAATATTTCATTACCAGCATTTGTAGTTTTATTTAATGCAATATGGTAATAGTCTTCATAGAATACAGGAACATAATCAGTATAACTACTCGTAACATTACCACTTCCACTAATACTAAATTTAAGTCTACCCAAATAGTTTGAACCACTTTCAATTTCAAGTTTCCATCCTTCAGTTTGTGCAATTACTTGATTTTGTTTTTGAGTTGTATTAATTCTAAATTCTACTGAATTTGGATAATCACCATTAAACGCTTTCCAATCTGCCGAAATTTGAGATAAACCATTTAAATTTAATGCAGCGGTTCTATCTTCAAATGTAAATTTAGTTGTACCATTTAATTGTGGATCTTGAGGTCCACCAAATTCCATTACAGTTAATAATGAAGCAGGAACACCATAACAAGCCATTGCAGCATGTAATGCTCTTTTAGTACCTTTATGTTTATTTAGATATGGTAAGTTATTTAGTAATCTTCTCCAAATTTCATGTTGTCTATCTTTACCACTCATCGTAGAAACTTGTGTTCCATCTGAATGTTTACCAAACGCGTATTCCCATAAGAATTGAGATTTAACTCCCATATCTGCATCCCAACCAAGTGATTCCAGCATATGGTAAATTAATTCATCTTTAATACCTATTTCGTATTTGTGTTCAAGCTTTTTAGATTCCTGAAATCCTTTTATGTGTGACCATACTACATCAAAGTGTTGACCTATCATGTTGAAGAATAAGATAAAATCTTGTCCTTCATCATCATCTTGAATATGTTGTGGTAAATTATTTACAAAAGATGATTTATTATCATCATCATAAATTGTTGCAGATTCATAAATAGATTCATACCACTCTATAACATTAGAATCAGTTGAATTATATAAACTACCGGTATTGTTTTGTTTTGGGTATGTAAACCCATCCGCGGATGATGATTGGTATAACCATTTTTCAAATGAATCAAATCCACGAGTAACATTATTTATTTGAGTTTGTAATTTACTTAATTCATTGACCACAGTTAATGAATTGAATGATGGAGCTGATTCTAATATTTCTTTTTTAGTATTGTATTGTTCTATTAGTTGGATTTTGTAAAAAAAGTTATCAACTCGTTCTGCAGCAGATGAGTATTTTACAAAATTTAACCATGAATAATCAACTGATGTATCATAGTAATACTGACCATCTTCTTCAGAACCACTAATGTTTTTTGAAGATGATACAAACTTAATATCCAAATTATCTAATGAAAAATCAGATGATGAAATAAATTGATTTACTAAATCAGTAGATGTGGTAGAACCACTTGATATTAGTTCATCGAGAATTTGATATCCAATATCATCACCCAAATCTACATTAAAGTTTGGAGTTAATGGAGTGCAATTATTTGCTATATCACCAATAATTGATATTTGTTCAATCATTGGTATTGACTGAACTTTAGAAATCCAAACGGTTTGGTTTTCTTGTATCGATGTTGGTAGAGGTTCGTATAATTTTAATACTAATGATTTTGGTTGGTTTAATTTTCGTTTAAATGCGTTTCCTTCCGAATCAAATCCTTCTTCGTATTCGGCAAAAGTTTCAGTATCAACTCCCCAAGTTGCAATTAATTTATTATCACCTTTACCAAAATGTAAATAGTGAGTTAATAAATTAGAAATTTCATCCTTAAAAATATTAGTATTAAAGTTTCTATTAAAAGCTTCTCTAATATCAGAAACTACATTTCCTCTTTGTAATTTTAAATCACTTTTATCAAAAAGTATTTCTATTTCTTCAACAACACCTTCGGTTATTTCATCACTTTCAATATTTGTTGGTACTAATAAAAGTTTAAATTGTATTTTATCAGTATCTTCGTTAAAAGTTGATTTGGCTTTTTGTAATACTTTTTGAACATTAAAAGTTGTTTTACCATTAGATGAAAATCTACCTAATACAAATTCGGCATCTTTTTTACTTACATAAATGTCAACATAGTTTGTATTTATCGATTGCCAAGTAATATCAAAATCTACATTAAATCCTACAAAATCTTTACCCTTAATCATTTCAGGGTAAGTGATATTTGTAATATCAGGACCAGGTAGGAATGATTTACTAATTACATTTATTGAAACAGTTTGTAATGGTCCAATTCCACCTCGAATAGAAACCGGTTGAAGATATAAGGTATGTTGACCTATGTATTGTAATTCGGTCTTTGTTAATTTTAATTCACCTGATTTTGGTAATTGTCTTTGTATTTTACCCAAAGACATTTGGACATAATCAGTACTTTGTGCAGTTGACCTCATGATATCTATATTATCATAAGTCAATTCATAAGGAATACTTAATGGAGATGAATCATTTATGTTCCATTGAAAAGAATTTTGAGATACAACTAATATAGGGGCACTAATATTGGGAACATTATTTTTAGTTGCTGTTACCCCAATTAATAAACTACCACCTCCCAAATCAATTTGTAAATCTTGGTCTACAAATGGTGTTTGATTAGCAAATCTTGGGTCATTTAAATTAGCAGACCCTTTTAATACTTTAATCTCACTTCTAAATTGTGTACCTATATTTTGTCTTTCAAACTTAATCCATTTAGAATCGGTTCTAAAATTTATAGATTCTGCAATTAATCCAGTTTCAAATTCGGTAATATATCTTATGGAAGTGCCGATAAACACATCGGCATCAATACGAATATCAGTTCCGATACTCGGTTGTGTTGAGTTTTCTTGTTGAGATGAAAATGTAAATTGGATAGTTACATCAGGAGCATCAGTTGGGTTAATAACGCGTACCACTCCCTCATTTTCTTTAAAGATAGTTGTTTTATATGAAGTGGTAATTATAGCCATTTATTATCGTATTTATTGTTGTGCATTATTTGTAGGTCTAGCACCTCTCGCTAATCCAAATCCTTGATCTCTAAATTGACCAGGTGTTATCTCAATTGCCCCTTCTCCTGTTGTGGTAGTTGGACCAGCACCACCTCCACCGGTAGTTCCTTCACCCGCCGAAGTACCTCTACCAACACTAGTATTATTTCCAATTGTGTTAGTTACTACTTCAGATGAAAGAATATATGTTTCTTGTGAATTGTTTGTACCATTAACTACTGTAATAATTTTTGGGGTTAGTAATTCAGTTTCTTCGAATTTCATAACATGAGGTGTAATAAATTTAGTATCAACCCCACCAAGTAAAATACTTGCACCAATTGGTGATGATGTTATTGTAAAAGAAATTGTTCTACTCGTAGGTACATTCGTAACTGCACCTGTCGTATTAGTAACGGTGGTAGTAGTGGTTTCACCGGAATTGCTGGTTCCATCTACATCGGTATTACTTGGTTCAAAACTTTCATTCAATCTTGAGGTATCTACTACTGTCATTATATTAATTTCTTTTATATAAATATTTTATTATTTTTTTATTGTTTTGCTCCACCAGTAGGTCTTGATCCCCTTGCTAATCCGACTCCTTGATTTCTAAATTCACCAGGTGTTATCTCGATAGCACCATCTCCAGTTGTAGTTGTTGGACCACTTGCCCCTCCAGTTGTTGTAGTTGGACCAAATTGACTACCATCTCCTCCTTGTTCGTTGATAGGAGTAGATGATGATGTACTACCCACAGGTTTTGGAGTATCTCTAATATCACTTCCTTCTGTTAATTTAATAGAACCTTCATAATATTTTAAGGTAAATTTATCATACTCATTAAATTTTTGCATTTGTCCACCTGATTCATTTACATATTTAGCAGTTGAACCATCTTTCCAACCATACCAAGTTTTTGTTACGAGTTCGGTTGTAGGAGTTGGGTTAGCAATTATTGTAGTGTTGGTTTCAAATACACAACTACCATCGTCTTCTTTTGCAAGAGGATTGTAGTTTTTAGCATTAGGATTGGTACAACCCTTTACAACAAATTCAGAATTATCAAACGCATCAGTATCATATTTGGTTCCTGATGTAACCGTTTTTAAAAGTTGTTTTACTTCATCTAATGTTATTTGCTCATCTAAAGTTAAGATATTTTCTTCCTGATATGTTCTTTTTGGTAGATATTTATCAATTACTTTTATTAGAATTGAATTTAAGGTTTCTACTATTTTGGCTACCGAAAGTTCTAAATCCCTTGGAGTAGAAAGTGGTTTTCCATAATTATTTGATGAGATATTCCAATCTTTGTTTTCAACAAAATACTGAGCACCTTCGATTAATTTTTCTTTAATTTGATTTACAAATAATTCCCAATTTTGTATTTTAAATTCTGATTGAATTAATTTTACATAATTTTCACCCGAGGTTACCCTTCCATTTAATGTTAAAAATGTTTTTAATACATCTTCAACCTTAATTGATTCTACCATAGATTTTACAAAATAGATAGTATCATCTCTAAAGTCTTTACCGTTTAGCATAATATTCAATCTTTTTTGCAAATCATCATAAACCATTTCGTTTTCATCCTCTAATGGTAATACACGAATTTCAGTACGAGATGGTGATATTTCATGAATCCATAATTTATCTTTATCAATTGTTTCTGACCCAACTCTTCTGTTTAATAAAGTTACTTGACTTTTAAAAATACCATTAGAATACCCTGCCTCGGTAATAAGTTTTTCTATATCAATAATATACTCACTTGCACCATTCATTTTCATGTTTGATGGGTTTTGAGTGATTAAAAAATATTTTCTAATGTTTTCAATATCTAACGGAATATATCTAACTAACTGTCCTGAATCTCCTTGTGGTAACTGATTATTGTTAGAATCATACACAATAAATTCAATCGTATCGGATATACCAAGACCAAAGTATGATTTACCAATTTCTCTTTCGAAAATGGCTCTATCTTTGGCATTTACCTTATACCCTTTTTTATCTACTATCTCTTTAAATCCTTTTATTGCCATGATACTTGTTTGTTCTTATTTGCAAACACTTTATATACTAAAATTGAAAACTTCTCACCGAATTTGTGTAAGAATTTTCCTTTGTAATTTTGTTTTGGTAAAACACCCATTTCATACGCCATGTATTCTGACCAATCTTTAACAAAATAATTGTAAACAAATTTAGAAAAAGATTTGGATGTTTTTAGTTTATTAACAATCGGTTGTGCCCATATCCAATACCCATACATAATTTCAGGATTTTTCTGAAGTACAATATCACCGAATTTCGAATCCATGTCATAAATGAATTGTGGCATGAATCCTTGATTATACATTTCAGTACAAATGATAGTACCCCTTCCTTCACTATTTCTTTCATTGAGTGCATTAGCAGCATCTGCAAAGTTATTTTGAGCAGCAACTAAATTATCTTGAATTGTTGCAATGGTATTATTTGCTCTATCAATTGTACTTTTTGATTCTTCTTGTAAAGCTATAAATGCTTCTTTTTCAGCAAGTAAACCTTGTAGAGATGCTTCTCGTGAAACTCTCTCTATAGCCTCTTTAACACCTTTAGAAAGTGCAGATTGTAAATCTAATGTTACTGATTGTAATACTTGATTTGTTGCATCCCTTTCATTTTCAGCAGATGATTTTAATAATTTTTCTAAATCTATTTGAATTTGTAATTGTTCTATATTCGTTCTAAGTGTTTCGTTTTCTACAAGTAATTGATCTATTTGTTCTTGTAAATCTTGTATATCATTTAAAGCCTGATTATATAATTTTCGTAAATCATCGTAAATAGTTTTTAACACTACTGCAGGTGCTTCTTTTTCAGGAGGACCTATTAACTCATCTACAACGGTATCTACAGCTTTAACAAGTTGTTCGTTATTATAAATTGGTCTTTCAACATAACCGAACGTAGAACCATCAGTATCTATTGCTGTATTAACAACGATAGTTCCATCTGGTGTAGTTTCTTGCTTTAATGCAGATGAACCACTTTTTATAAGTTCTGATAATATAAATTCGTTACTTAATGCCATTATTTTTCTACTAAGAATGTTAAATCTTTATCAGAGAAGTATTCGATTACACCATCTCTATCAATTTTTATTTCTATATAATATTCTCTATTCGGTTCCCAATTTTGTAAATTTAACTTAAAAAAGTTACCATTAGAATCACAACTAACTTTCGAGTAATCGCTAAATGGAACTACTATTTCATCGGTGACAACATCTCTGATTTGGTAATATGTTGTTGATGGTAAGTATTTTAAATCATTATATGTGTAGTAATCAGTATAAGTTTTTAGTGGATATTTTTCTCTGCCAAAAACTCTAATTTCAGGTTTACTACCTTGTTTATATTTGCTCTTTAATCGTTTAAATGTTACATGAATATCATCAGATGTAAGTTCGATAAGTGACCCAGTTGTAAAACTAGAATCATCCCATCCAATTCTTAACTTTGGTTGATATATTGTATTAGTTTCTTTAGAGAAGAATTTTAATTGACCATAATCATTTGAATCATTCTCATACGATGAATCGTATTTAATAATAAAACCATTATTTGGCAGTGAACCACTCAACCACAATTGAATTGTATTTTTTACATTCATTACTAAATCAGATGATTCATAATCGAATGCTTGAGTTGTTTGTGATGCAGTATACCAAGTGCCACCTCTACCATTATAAGAACTAGTAGAATCCAATGAAAGTGAATCTGCTAATAACCAATTAGTATTAGTTGATTTATGATTCCATGTTATACCATCTCCTGAAATTTCATTAAAACGAGTACCTATACCCATTTCCCATGATTGAGAAACTGGATGTGCAAAAATAGTATAAGATAATGGAATTTCTGATGATTCCGCTTCGTGTAAAATAAGTTCAGCAGAACTCATCGTTATTTGACCACTTACTATTGATGACGAAAAATTAGTTAAATCAAATTGAATAAATGAACGAGCAACATCCTTTATAGTTCCATAATAAGTTTTAGAAACTTCTAATATTTCATCTAATCCAGTATTCTGGGTTGGTTGTTGTAAATATATAGATGCATCTTTTGATGCAGTTAAAAAATAATACATTAAATAGCCCTCCCCTTTATATCTTGATTTGGAAACTTAACTTCAAATATTGAAGGGTCTAATGATGGATACACCATTTTCCCCTTTGTTGCTGCTTGAATATTGTAAGAATTTTTAGAATAATTACCTAAACATTTATTTACAATTTCACATTTTGGAACCGATTGAACTCCTTCTACACCTGCAATTAATAATTCAACTTCGGAAATATTAATTGGCATATTAAATGTCCAATTATCGATATTAAAGTATTGCTGTAGTTCGGAAATACAACGAGTTAGAACTTCTCTTTTATTATATCCACCATAAACTCTAATTTCAAAATCCACCCCAATGTTTATAATAAATCCATCTAATAGATTTACACCATCAGTTAATAAACGATATTCGTTCATATATGTTTTTAGATTTTCTTTAACAGCTCTATTAAGTGTTGCCAAATTTTTGTTTGAATCGTATCCTAAAACATATAAATTAATTGCAAATGGGTTATTTTTTTCTTGTATATTATTTTTCTTACCGATTAAGAATTTTTGAACTTCTTCTTTAATCGCATCTTGTGTTAAATCTTTATTTTTTAAATCTGTAACTAATCCAGTAAACTCATCTAATACATCAGGATTTGCAAGAATAGAAGATGGTGAATTATTATCCAACTCTCCATCGGGTGCACAATATGCTTTTGCGATTCCACCATATTTTGCAGGTAATGATAGTGCTCGTACTTGATAATCTTTACGAGTTACGGCTCGGTTTTGTGAACCAAAGTTTGCTAAAGCATTTTCTCTGATTTCTTCAATAGTTTCAGGACCTCTACCGCCTGTTGCTGTAAATTCATTATCTATTGCCACTGATTGTTTTACTACATTGTAAATATTTGTATTATTTTGAAAAGCAGTTATGTCATCATCAAATGATATTGATTCTATTTTAGTAATAGTACCAACACCAACATTTGAATTTATACCACCACCTACTAAATATGAAACGGTAAGTTGACCAGTTGGTGCTTGACCGTATGTGTTAGTTTTAAGAAAATTTGCAGGGTCAAATGATGAACCCAACTTATTAATTGATGAGTTAAGTCCTAATCCCACATTTTTAAAATTTGGAATTAAAGTTTCATCACTCGTAGTAGTTCCACCACCAAAAACTATTGTAGTTGTATTATCGGAATTTACTTGTTTGACAAATCTACGAGATGTTTTTATTAACTTTAAAACATTTGGTACTGAATCTTTAAATTGTACTAAATCTTTATCAGTTTGTTCGGAGTTTGGATAATCTATATAAACCATTTCCTGAGCCAAATATGGAACTTCGTACCACTTATTACCATTTGAATCACGAACATCGTATACATCAATTACATCAATATCTGCAATACTTATTTTTGAAAATTGTTGTGGAGTGTTTCCAAAATTAACAGTTACACTTCTAACACGACCAGAAATAGCGTTCACATATTTTTTAACAAGATAGTATTCAGGAGACCCATCGGTTGCTCTACTATACACACTAACTTCTCGTTCGTAATCGGATGCAAAATCTAAAAGTTCGGTAGTTCTAAATGTAATACCATTTGTTGATTCACATAACATACCTTCTTTTATACGAAGGTAGTAATCCGAATGAGGTTCGTAATCGGTACCCGAATTTACTTTTCTTCTACTTGGAACTAATTGGTAAACTGATAATTTTACAATTGCAGGTGATATAACTTTTGGTTTATATCCCAAATAATTGGCAAGGGCAACAACATTTTCTCTATCTTCGGCATATAACATTAATGATTCTTTTAAAGAATCATCTGTGTAATAAGATAGTACATCCCCTATGTATGATGCCATTTCAATAAATAGCATACCAGGTGAAGCCTCATTAAAATCAGAATAAGTTTGAGGAAAATATGTTTTAGAGTATTCAATTAAATTATCTCTAAAAGATGTAAAATCTCTATTCAGATATTTTATATCTCTACCCTTATTTGATTTTTTTATAATAGAATTTAGTGCCATTTTAAATTATCCTTGTATTGTAAAAGTTACCGTATCGGTTTCTATTTGATTACCAACCGAAAATGTAATACTCATTTGAGCATAATTTCTATCTTTCATTTCATCGGTCATCTCAACATCAATTTCTTCGATTGTTATATAAGGTAACCAAAAATTCACAGTATCAGTTATAGTATCTTGTAAACTTTGTTCGAATTCAGATGTCATTGGTTCAAATAATAAAGTGTGTAATCCACTTCCAAATTCAGGTTGCATTATTCGTTCACCTTTTTTGGTTGTCAATAGATTTCTTAAATTGGATTTAGCTTGTTCGTATGATGTAAACGCCTGCTCGAAATATCCATTAATACCAGTTTTTACTGGTAATTTAATACCATAAGCGTTTGATTGAAATTCTTCATCCGAATCTTTTACAATTCTATTTCCAATTACATATGCCATTATTACTTATTGAACCTCTTAACTAATTGAGAATAATCTCGGTTTAATGCTTTATCTAATGCTTCGTTTCCAGTTTTAACACCTAAACCACCTCGTTGAGCACCTCCACCGAAATCACCATAACCCATCTTTTCTGCCATTTGATTTCTCATAGCACCCAAGCCTACTTGTGCAGTTACTGGATTATTAAATGTAAATGTTTCATCAATATCAGGTTCTGCATCCATATAAGAAGGAACATAAGATGCTGCTTCTTGAATCGGTTGTTGGTATGTATCTAAAATTGAAGTACCACCACCAAGCCCACTTCTTTGAGCAGAACTAAATGGTTGTGTTTGATTTAGTATTTCATTCAATACCGGATTTTTTGTAAACTCTTTTGTTGGTTTATTTTGAGTTTGTTGTCTTTCTTTTTGTAAGACAGATTCTGCAAGAGCAAAAGGGTCTAATTCTTTTGTTTTAGTTGTAGTTTGAATCGGAGTTTTACTTTTTGTTTCTTTTAAAAGTTTTACCATTTTGGCATTAACTTCTTCCTCTAAAATCTTTGGAAAAATTTTAGTTAGAAAATGTTCTTGTTTTTTAGCAACTTCCGCTTCTACAATTATTTGAATTAACTTTGCTAATTTTTTACTATCCATTTTTATTCGGTTTTATTCTTTATATAAATATACCTTTTATGGATTTTGTATTGTAAATAAAAAAAGGGAGTAAATACTCCCTTTTAATTTAATTACCTTTAGATGGGAACCTAGTCCATCCATTACTCCAAATTGGTTTATCCAAATCTGCGAGTACATTAGTTATTTCTTTATTACTCTTTGAAAGTGCTAATGTTTTCAATTGATCATTTGTTAGGATTGTAGTTGCTTTACTGATAAAGTTTAAGGTAGGATTAAATGTTCCTACTGAATTGTTTTCAAATACTGAAACTCCATCTTTTACGAATTGTGCCGTTTCATTACTTTCCAAACTTAATCCACCTTTCATCCATCCCCAAATTACACTATTCTTCATTGTGAATTGAGTTGCTCTCCTAAATCTCAAACCTAAATTATGGTTTGCCAATGCAGTAGATACATTCGGACCAACTAAAACCATATTGTAAAGTTTTGGATGTGTGTATGGTTGTGCAGGTGAACCCGTTCCATCGTTATCACATTCAACACCGTTTCCAGCATCACCACTATCTACGAATTGTGGGTCTCTCTTTGCCACACCATTTGTGATTGTTCCCGTATATCCAAAATCAAAATCAAAATCATCATCTGCGGTTGCGAATGCGTATAGATTTCTTGCCGATACCGTCCCACCAAAGAATTCAAATGCATCATCGTTAGCGTAGATAGTTTGGACATTCT